GCGACACAGTCCGGCCCGCCTTCCAGTGCCCTTGGCGGTAGCGGTGGTGCTATACCCGACGCTCTCGGTTCTATTTTTGGGTCTGGTGGTGGTTCCACCCCCGCAGCCCTGATGGCGACACAATTCGCGGGCCTGTTTGCCCATGGTGGTAGTCACACCGTTGGCGGTTCAGGGGGCACCGACAGTCAGACGGTAGCTTTGCGGGCCACACCGGGCGAGGTTGTGTCGGTAATGACACCGGGTCAGGCTAATTCAGGCGGCGCGGGGAATGGTGGCGCGGTGGTCTACCAGACCATTCAGCTTCAGACGGGTGTACAACAGACAGTTCGTGCAGAAGTAATGAATATGCTCCCGCAGATCTCGCGAGCAACGCAGGCAGGAATGATTAACGCTAAGAAGCGTAACAAGCTAGGAGCCTTCCGATGAGCATTAGCTACCCACTGGCGTTGCCGGACGACGAAACGCTCATTGGCTTTCGTCTTACTGCCATGTCTGTTGTAGGTTACACCGACAACCCGTTCACAAAAGAAATCCAGGTGCAAGAATTTCAAGGGCAACGCTGGGAGGTGGAAGCAACCTTACCCGTTATGGAAAGGGCCGAGGCGGAAGCGTGGCATACCTTCTTTTTAAAGCTTAACGGGCGAAAAGGCACTTTTCTGCTTGGTGACCCGCTTGGGCGCACTCCTCGTGGTACCGCCGGGGGAACTCCGCTTATTAACGGGGCTTCCCAAACAGGCAACTCTCTTATCACAGATGGTTGGTCTGCCGGGGCTACGTTTAAAGCGGGGGACTACTTCCAACTAGGCATTGGAACTTCTTCCAGGTTGTTTAAGAACCTGTCAGATGTAACCGCGGATGGGAGTGGCAACGCTACCTTGGATATATGGCCTAGCATTTGGACAGCTTACGCAGACAATACCGCCCTAACCATTACCAACGCCAAGGGCACCTTTAGATTATCTTCCAATGAGATGGGGGTAGAGATGTCTTTGCCCTTTGACTACAACATGTCTTTTGGCTGCGTTAGCCTCCCGGTGGTGTAGAAACATGGCAAGAGACTTAGACGTAGATTTACAAGCAGAAACAGAAGCGGACGAGTTGCGTCCCGCTTTTCTTGCTGTAGTAGAGACGGCAAGTGGTTACGTACAACTATGGTCTGGCTTGGGGGATCTTCGTGTACCGTATGACACGTTTGCTGGTCCGGGACTTTCCCTCGATGTTCCTAACGGCAACTACACGGCGGTCATTACAAGAGATTCTGGTGTGGAAACAATTGAGGATATAGAAATAACAGATGGCAACGGCTACGCCGTGCCAACTGACGCATCTACTATGTTAAATACCGTTATGTACACAGTCTATGATGGTGTCAGCGACCTTATGGGAATTAGCGCTGTAGAAGAATCCGACGGATTGGAAGTTAACGGGGTTAAATTCACGCTTAGTGGTATTCCTTCGGATAAGATCCTTATGGCGCTGGACGACATACAGTGGGGACGGGAAGCCAAGGTGTACTTCGCTACCTTGTCCACAACGGACTGGTCTTTGGTGGGGGACCCGTATTTGCTGTTTAATGGTAAGACAGACGTTGCTGAGATTGATGAAGGGGCTGAGACTTCCACTATTATGGTATCAGCAGAGAACAGGCTAATCGACTTGGAGCGCCCGCGCTTGCGTAGATACACAACGGAAGACCAGCAAATAGATTTCCCCGGCGACTTGGGATTTGAGTACGTGCCTTACATGAAAGATTCCAGCGTCATATTTGGTGTAGCATGACAAAGAGAAGAGACGATTGGCCTATTGTGCTTGAGGCCCAAATTAGAGAATCCAAAGAAAAGGAATTTGATTGGGCCACCCATAATTGCGTTCTGTTTGCCGCCAATATTGTTCTGTCTATTACCGGCATGGACTTCATGCACAAATACCGGGAGCGCTGTGTTAGCGAAAAATCAGCGTTGCGTATTGTTGTGGAAGTGTGCGGGGGGTACGATGTTGAGAAGTTTATAGAGATTTTAATGCAGGACAGTTGTTTCCCCGAAAAACCAAAGAACAAGGCTCAGCGGGGAGACATTGTTCTAATAAACACAGAAATAGGACCAGCCGCCGCTATTGTTGGTTCAGGTGGTAAGGTTGTGGCTGTTGGTAAAACGGGAGTTGTTCTTTTCCCGTTAAACAAAGCTACCCGCGCATGGGGAACAAACTAATGCCTTTTGCTGTTCCAGCCGCAATTGCTTTCGCCAGTGTGTACGCAGCAGGCTTTACCATTGCGGGACTAACTGTTCTACAAACGGCACTCGTTGTTGCGGCCCTTAACCTTGTTCTTGGTTTTGTGTCACAAGCGCTTGCGCCCAAGCCACCAGACCTCACCGGCCTCAACAACCCTGTCACGCGCAGCGCAACCCTTACTTCCAACACGCGGCAGCCCATTACCTACTGGCGACGCATTTATGGAATGATCCGTGTGGGTGGTGCGGTAACGTACCATCGTGCTCTTGCGGACGCGCAGGGTAACGCTAACGCCAACCTGTACACGCTCTTAACAATGGCGTCGCATCAAGTGGATGCTTTTCTCACTTGGTACTACGACACGGATGTGCTGAAGTACTCCGACATAGAGGTGGACTGGAATTTGCGTTGGCGAGACAAAACTCTCGCTAGCTGGGTAGTGCCCGGTTTGGGGCAGTTGGAAGGGAGCACTACCTTTACCGTAGTCGCCGGTACGGATGTGTTTACCATTGCCGAAACATTGGGCTTGCTACAGGGGGACCCCTGCTACGTCTCCACCACAGACACCCTGCCCGACGCTTTAAGCGCGACTCAGCACTACTTTTGGGTGCCGGTGACGGCAACTACCGGCAAGCTGTCCTTATCGCGGGAAAAGGCCCTCGCTAGCATAACGGTTGATGTGTTGGACACGGGCACTGGTACGCATACGATGCACCGTGACGCGGATAATGAAGTTCACCAGCTTCTCCGAAACGGAACCAAATCTATAGCTAACCGTAACCCCGGTGCAGGAGACTTGTGGTCCACTAACCACAAGCAACAAAACAGAGCTAAGATGGGTTTGCTGTTAAGCTGGAACGCCAACCTGTTTAAAGTAGAACGTCGTGTTCCAAAGGTGTCCGCCCTCGTTCGTGGTGCGCGCATATACGACCCACGGGATAGCGCCACCAAGTGGTCCAATAACCCCGCACTCGTGTTACGCGATTATCTTATAGATGAAACGCTGGGCCTAGGCTCGGACGCCGCTACAGAAGTAGATGACGCTACGGTCATTGTCGCAGCAAACATCTGCGATGAACAAGTTTCTACAGAAGTGGAAAAGGCGTTCACAGTAGATGCTTCGACAGACATTGTTACCTTGGCCACGGACACCCCCGGAATAACCACGGGGGACAGAGTTTGGGTAGCTTCTACAACCACATTACCAGATCCTTTAGTTGCGGGTACCAACTACTTTTGGATCCAGGTTACGAATGCGACAGGCCGTTTTGCTGAAACTGAAGATGAAGCTCGTGTTGGCACCTACATAGATCTAATAGATGTGGGCACGGGCACACATACTGTTTCCCGTGTAGAGAATGCCGACTTTACCGTAGACGCGGAATCTCGCCAGTTTACCGTAAGTGATACAACGGATCTGGCTACGTTTATTTCAGATTTCCCCGAACTATCTACCGGAGATAGAGTTCGCGTATCTTCCCCCGGAGGGTTGCCGGGGGGCTTAACAGCGGGTGTTACGTATTTTTGGATTAGAAACAACGACAATGATGGCTACTTTGCGGCTACTTTGGAGGACGCACTGGCCGGTCTCCCTGTTATCATCAATGATGGCGCCTTTGCGTCTTTGGCCGGTACCGGTGAAGTCCACGGTGACGGCCAGTTTGCGGCACCGTCGGGCGAGCAGGACGGTACCCCTGTTATCAACCTAACAAGTCGGGGGACGGGGCTTCACCTGCTTACCCATGTGGACGGCTCGAACAACACTATTGTTTCTGGTACACAGGTTATCTTCCTAGCCGAAGATGTTCCATATCTCCGCACAGGGGACGTAGTGCAGTTGGTAAGCACAGGAACCCTTCCCGCAGGTTTGTCTACTGTCACAGATTACTATTGGGCAGAACTTGCATACACGGGAGACTTTACGGGGGATGCGGGGGCCAACCTTGTTGTGTACAGGGGGTTCCTATGCAGTAGCTTCGACAATGCCCTCGCAGAAATACCAGTGACTATTACGGATGCAGGTACGGGCACGCACACTCTGTTTAGGAAGTCGGAACCACGGTACACTTGCAATGGTGCTTTTTCTTCGGATGAACAGCCCAAGGAAGTCATCACCAAAATTCTTAACTCCATGGCGGGCATGGCCATTCCCATTGGGGGAAAATGGAACGTCTTTGCCGGAGAGTACCGGAGTCCCACACAATCCATAGACGAAACCTTCCTGCGTGGCAGTATTAAGGTTGCGTCCCGTATTAGCAGAAAGGAACTGTTTAACGCTGTAAAAGGTACCTTTACAGATCCTAGGGGTTTTTGGGAAGCGGGAGAGTTTCCCGGTGTGATTAACTCGGCCTACTATGTGGAAGACCAGTCCGAGCGAATTTGGAAAGATATTGATCTTCCATTCACAGTGTCTCCATCAATGTGCCAACGAATTGCCAAGATCGACTTGGAGCGTGCACGTCAGCAGATCTCTGTTAGTATGCCCTGCAATCTGAAAGCGTTTAAGTTTGCTGTTGGAGAAGTTATTAACGTAAACAACACACGCTTCGGATGGGTGGACAAACCTTTTGAAATCAAAGGGTGGTCCATGGCGGTGGATAGCCAAAATGACGACCCGGTGTTGGGAATCGATCTTAACCTACGAGAGACGGCTTCTACTGTGTTCGATTGGAACAGTGGCGAGGAAACTCGTGGGGACCCCGCGCCTAATACTAATCTTCGCGCAATTATAGAAGACCCTGCGGACCCCACGAATCTCGCTCTGCAATCTGGCACGGACTTCCTGTTCGTACGAAACGATGGCACGGTGTTCTCTCGTATATACGTTACGTGGGACGTTGTGGCGGATGCCCTTGTTACAGATGGTGGGCAGTTGGAGGTACAACACAAAAAGTCTTCGGAAAGCACTTGGGAGAAAGATGGATTCTTGGATGGGTCCGATATAGACTTCTTTATCCTCAATGTAAGTGATACAGTAGCTTACGATGTTCGCATTCGTTCTATTAACCGTTTTGGTTTCCAAGGCGATTGGGTAGAGGCGCTAAACCACACAGTTCTTGGCAAAACCGTCAATCCCAGCAACGTCGCCACCTTTAGCGCCCAACAAAACGCCAACGTGGTCACGTTTAAGTGGGGACAGGTGTCCGACGCGGACCTTTCGGGGTACGAGTTGCGATACGCGCCTGTCGGCACCCTTGTATGGGAAACCGCCACGGTGCTTACCTCAGTAACCAAAGGAACGCTGGTTACTAATGCGGGCTTGCCCCCCGGTGCTTGGACCACGGCGGTTAAAGCTGTCGACACCAGTGGAAACTATTCCACTACCGAGAAGACGTTTGACATCACTGTTGTTAACAGCAACGACGAGATCTCCTACATAGACTACCACACTTCCTGGATTGATGGGCGTATGCCCCGCTTCTACAGTGATTTTCGAGACGATACGGGGACCTTGCCCAACGCTTGGTCATTCTCTCGTCCGGCGGGTGCCCTCTCGCACGCTTTCAACTTAAATCGTGCAGGTAAGACGGTTCTGGTGGCGGACGATGTTCCGCGGCTAGCTTGGAAGTACTCCGGGGAAGTGCCAGTCCCGCACGGGTTTGTAATGGAACCTGCGGGTGCTTCCCTTTTCACGTATTCTTCCAGCGTGAATAACGCTGCGTGGGGCAAGGTTAACTGCTCAGTAACTGCTAATGCGGTGGTGGCCCCAAATGGAGAACTAGAAGCGGACTTAATTATTGCTAACGGAAGTGCATCGCCGCGTATTCGGTATGGTACGTCCATGGGAACTGGTGAGACATACACCATGGCCGCTTACGCTAGAAAAGACACGAATCGGTATGCCTACCTACGTTTTTCGTCCACGGCGTTTATTACTCACGTTGCCGTCTTCGATTTGGAAGCAGGCACGGTAACTGCTAATGAGATGTTGGACGCGGGCATTGTGTACGTGGGGCATGGTTGGTATTTCATATGGGCTGTGGATATAACAACTGGGACTGGCAACGGCTACACGGAGATTGGCCCTGCGGCTACTGGTGCAGCATCTGGTTCCCCCACGGCAGGTAAATCCATCGCTGTTTGGGGGTTGATGCTGGAAGCGTTACCATTCCCCTCTACTAGCATTCAGCCGGAAGCCAGTGCCGTTACCCGTGAGGCGGAAATGGCTACGCTGCCTACTTCCAGTATTCCGGGTTGGGGAACAGATGTACACACCTTTGCAGTTAGGTTCTCCCTTACCAAAGGTTCAATTACCGAGCAGGGCATGATTCTTGTTGCTGGCGATGGCACCGCTAACAACTATTGGGAACTTCGTGTGTTGGACGGAGCCAACAAGTTTCGCTTTCTCTCGACGGTGGGGGGTGTAGCTAACACGGGTAGAACAACCACTATTGATGTGACAGACGACGAAGAACACATTTTGATAGCAGCCATCTCTAATGGAGCTATGTCTTTCTACATAGATGGTGTTCTTGGTGCCACCAGCACAGACAGTGTGCCCTTGGACTCGGTGATAACCAACCTGTACCTCGGTACGAGGTATGATGGCGCTACCGGCGCGCATGGCGTATTCATGGAATTAGCTATATGGGACTACGCTTTATCTTCTGCGGACATGATTGCCATTTCAGCCCCGGCTAGTGACTACCTTGATATGACCAAGCTATTCTCGTACTTCACCAACTTTGTGAAGCATGATGTTTCCGGGGTGCTGGTACCAAATACACAAAACACGGACTCCACTGGAACAGCCGTGTTTTCTTCTTTCGTAGACAATCCAGTAGCGGAAGCTACTTTCATTTCAAGAGAAGTGGACGTTGGGCACGCCGCTTCTTCTCTCCGCGTGTGGGCAGATCTGATTACGAACTTTGGCCCCGGAGAGAGTGGTGCAGTCACTACAACCGTCTCTTTGGACTACCATGGCGACTCGGACGATTACGACGGGTTCGAAGAATGGCACATTGGCACTATTACGGGCCGGCACGTTAAATGGCAAATTAGCATGGATACCTCCACTGGCGTCGGTTACCTTGAGGAACTTTCTGGCACCGTAGATACTGTTGAGCGTACTGACGCACAGGAAGGGGTAGTAATAGCCGTCGGGGGCACCGCGGTCACCTACGCCACAGAGTTTTTCCTTACGCCCGCTGTGAGCATAACGCCGGTACTTGGTGCCAGCGATGCTCCGCGGTATGCTGGTTACAGCAACAAAACCACCACTTCCGTAAAGATATTCATCTTCGATGAAACAGGCACAGACGTTGGCGGTGTCGCTGATGTCCAAATAACCGGAGTTTAAGGCATGGCAACTACCTTCGTGCAGCCAGACTACACCACACAGGCTGACGCCGTTTACAAGGCAGCTATCGATAGTTCCATCGCGGCCTTGGCTGGTATCGCGGGGCAACACGCCGTGCATGAACAGGCAACGCCCGATATGTCTGTTAAGATTAACGCCGGGTACATCTTTGATTCGGACGCGGGGACTTCCACCTCACTAGCGGCGAGAAACTCGGCCACACTGGTTGCTCCGGTAACAAACCCGCGTATTGACCTTGTGTACCTTGCTGCCTCCACGGGCACCGTGGGTATTCAGGCAGGTACTGAGTCCGCTTCCCCAGCGGCTCCCGCCTTGGATATTAACATGGTACCGCTTGCGCAGATTGCGCTGACAGTGGGCATGACTGAGATTGCCAACGCGGACATCACGGATGAACGCAATCTTGCCACACTAGGTCTCACTAGGCTGGCGGCTACTGAGATCAGAACGCTAACAGAGTTGGGTGCGCCTGCCGTCGACGATCTCATGGTGCTGGAAGATACCAGCGGCACGGTTATCCGGTCCATAACCTTGGTAAACATGTTGAAAGTCATTGGGGTGCTCACCGCGGAAAGCTCTCCAGCAACAGACGACATCCTCGCGTTGTACGACACGAGCGCTTCCCGCGCGAACGCCATCACGCTCGTTGATCTCATGAAAGTGATCAACTCACTTACGGAAGACACAACGCCCGACGAAGATGCAGACTTCATTATGACGTATGACGCTTCTGCAGGCACAGTCAAAAAGGTTCTCGTAACCAACATCGGTGGCTCATTCAAAGATCAACAGACATTCAACGCAAGCGGAACATGGACCAAGCCGGGATCAGGCACCTACGCACTCGTTGAGGTCTGGGGCGCTGGTGGCTCTGGCGGACGGGGCACCGGTGCCGGTGGCGGTGGCGGCGGTGGCGGCGCGTACTCATCGTTGACAATCCTGCTCAGCGGTCTGGGCGCGACCGAGACTGTGACGATTGGTGCAGGCGGCGCGGCGAGAACAACCAACCTTGTTGGTGTGATCGGCGGAACAACCACATTTGGCGCGTTTCTATCCGCGTTCGGTGGCAGCGGCGGCAACACAGGCAACGGCGGCGGTGGTGGTGGTGGCGGCGCTTTTACTGCCGGACTCCAAGCTGGAACAACGACATCGGGAATGGCGGGCGGCGGTCCTGGTGGTGGTGCGGTGGGGGCGGCAGGGCTAGGCAATCCCGCCACCAGTTTAGGCGGTGGCGGCTCGGGCGGTGGCAATGCCTCGCCCCGGACTGGCGGACAGGGTTACTTCGGCGGCGGTGGCGGCTCGGGCGGCATCAGCACTGTGGGAACATTTATCGGTGGCGCGTCCGTCATGGGCGGCGGCGGCGGTGGCGGCGGTAGTGGTAGTGGTAGCACAACCACTGGAGGGGCCTCTGGCGGCGGTGGCGCGGGGGGCGCGGGCGGACTTGCTGCAGCCCACGCAACAGCTGGAACGCAACCGGCAGGCGGCGGCGGTGGCAGCCAGAGTGGCAACTCTGGCGCGGGCGGCGATGGCCGCGTTCGCGTAACGGTTTGGTAAAGAATATGGCAATAAATATTGGCGCGGGCGGTGTGCTAACGCTGCCATACGGTATTTTCGAAGAATAGCGCACTGCTTGTGGATAGCAAACAGTACCCCATGGTAAACTAATAGGAGAGAGACATGAGACTTGCTCTGGTTAAGGATGGCGTGGTTACGAACGTAGTGAAGCTGGACGAGGGGTGGACCGAGGGAGAAACAACCGGGCATTTCTTTAGTCCAGCCGCCACTGGCCCGTACGGTTGGCTGCTTGTAGACGGGCGCTACGTAGAACCCGCTAGCAACGAGCCTAAAGACTGGGACACAGCGCGTTTCGGCGTTTGGCAGGCTCGGTCGTGGCAACCCCCAGCACAAAAGCAATGGGTCGTGCCCCTAGGACACACGGCGGTCGTCAACGACGAGGCCCAAGTCGGGTGGTTGTACGACGGCGCTACGTTTACCGCACCAGAAGACGTCTTCGTGCCGCGCACTTCTCCCAAGCTGGTGATTGCAGACCGGCTCACAGACGAGGAAGTTCTTCTAGTAGCTTCGCTTGCCGCAAGCCCGAGTGCACAAATTCAACGATGGCTGCTTCGTTGGGGAGCGGCTAGTGAGATCGTCATTAACTCAGCAGCCAACATAGCGGCTTTCGGGCAAGTGTTTGGTCCCGTCCGCGCCTTGGCCATCCTTGGCCTTCCCCCGACTGAGGAGGAACCCGTATGAAACACGCCAGCGTAAATACTCACGTAGTTCTAACCATAGTTCTTATTGCTGGCCTGCTCGCCCTTATTTCCTTGGGCGGGTGTGCCAACGAGGACGAAGGGCCAGCGAAATTAGGAGAAGTGGTGTTTGCCCCTCTTGGCTGGTATACAATGTGCGCCGAAGACCCGGAGGCTTTTTCATGTCCGCAAAAGAAGTAGCCACTAAAGTTCGCAGTTTGCTGGAGGAACGATTCTCCTACGCTTCGGATATGGCACAATACGGTGTTGCTGAGAAATGGCGCAACATGGCCAAGCTGGTTCGCGCCAAGCAGGCGTGGCAGGAGGACTGCGACGGCTATGCTCTTTCAGCAGCCTGCCTTGCCGTGGAAGACTTCAAATACCCCGAAGAAAAAGTATGGCTTGTAGCCTGCACCGCGGAATCGGGGGTTGGTCATCTGGTATGCTTTATCAGCGACGATAAACTCACATGGGTCGTGGACAACCGGCAGCGGGGCATCTGGTCCTACAAGCAATTGGAGGGATTGGGGTACACATGGATCTCAGCCCTCGCTATTGGCGCGGACAAGTGGCGCGAAGTTTCCTAGAGTATGTCATGGTACAAGTGTGTTCCAGTTAACAGTATAATGGGTTCCCTTGGGGTAGGGTGCTGCATCTAGGTTGCTTGGAGCGCAAAAATGGAAGATGCCGCTAAACAAATCCTAACTTACGATAACATTGCGATTGTAGTTCTTGGCCTAGTTGTTCTCGCTTCTTGGGGAGCACTGGCTTTATTGTGGAAGAACAATGTTAAGAAGGACGACATTATTTCTAAGCTGGTTTTCGCCCGATTTGAAGAAGGGCAAAAGCGCTCGGAAGCTGATATGAAGATGGCGGAAAACACTGGAAAACTCGCGCACTCTATAGACATCTTATCCATGCGCATTGGAGGCTAGCCTCAATGTTCTGGCTTTTCAAACAGAAACCAAAAGAGCAGGAGAAGACTGTGCTACTTGAAAAAAAGTTAGAGGAAACTGAAAACACAGTAGCCAGTGCTATTCTGGCCAAGCAGCACGCACAGAATTCGCTCAGTCGTAGTTTGGAAGAACTCCTTACTCAACTCCATAGTGAAGAAGGAACAAAAGAACATGTCTCTGTATGGGCCCATACAGTATTACGCGGAGCACTACGGTATCCTTTGGTATTGGGCGCAGACCAATATCTTTGTGGTTGTTCTGTTCGCTTGGTACAAGAACCTTTGCTCCGAAGTACATGAAAAGGGTTTATTCTACCCTGTTAATCTTTTGCGTATTGGGTTCGCTCTTATTGCGGGGGCTTTTCTGGTCAACTCAATTACGTGGGGACTGGTGGCTTCCTATGCGCTAGCTGGTTGGTGGGAAGCCGCCGAAGTTTTGGAGGAGTTCGCGTACTTTGCGCGGTTCTTCGTTCGCATGTTTGCCGTCGTTGGCGGCATCGTTATGTTTGCGGGAATAACAGAAAGCAAAAAAAGTTTAACATTAGCTTCTATGTCAGTTGTTATTACTGTACTGCTAACGCTAGCTTGGATGCAGTTTCTCCCAACAGTAGAAGAGGTTTACTAGCATGTTCGACGTCAATCACCTCTACCACAAAGTCATTGTTCCCACGCTTACCCGGATGGGACCAGAATACTACAAAGAACATTCCTGTCTACAGATGCTAGGAACTATTGGTGTGGAAAGTGCCATGGGCACTTGGCTTACTCAGTTGAAGGGTGGCCCTGCTAACGGCATTGCCCAAATTGAGAACCCCACTGCGGAAGACATTCTATTTAGGTATGGCGATTTACAGCCCGAGCGGCGTTTTCACATTATGTACGCATCTTTCCCTGAAGGGTACGTGTATGACAAAAGAGACTTCAACGGAGATAAGTTGCGTTATCTACTGTGCACCAATATGGCCTTCTCCGTAGCAGTGGCGCGCATGAAATACTGGATGGTACCAGCCCCGCAACCGACCACGGTCCTCGGGTATGCCAACTACTGGAAGAAATACTACAATGCGGCTGGTGCTCGCGGCGAAGCTGCTTCTGAATACGTGCGCTTATGGAACGAATGGATAGCTGATACTTTGCGAAGGAAAATGTAATGAATGAACTCCCCCCGCAGGATAGTTGGAAACTTAGACGTCGCCTCATTTTTGGGGCGGCGATCTTTAGCGCAGTGATAATCCTTCTTGTTATTCTACGTGGCCCGCACGACAGCGTGGGGGAGACTGCTATTACCATGGCCTTTGGTACGTTAATCTCCGTGGTGGGAACCTACGCTTTTGGGGCCACTTGGGAATACAGCAACCGTCTTAGGGGTGGTAAGGAGTAGGCGTTATGTTTGCCGTCGTAGGTCTTCTAACAAACAAGGTGTTTTGGTACTGTCTGGCAGGTGTGGGCTTAGTTACCACCATCTCTCTCGCGTACCTCCACTACACCACGTTGGTAAATGACCTAGCGCTTGCCAAAGAGAACCAAGTCAAATTCGAGTTAGCGCTAAAGGTTCAGCAGGAAGCCCTAGACACCTCCTTGGAGACAATCGATGATTGGGACAAAGCCTTTAAAGAACTACAACGAGTTTCGGAACAGGCTGCGCAAGTGGCTCAGGTCGCATCTGATCGCACTTCTGCTTTACAGAAGTTATTTGCGGAACACGACCTCGCTGCGTTGGCGAGAGGTAAGCCGGGTCTTATTACCACTCGCATTAACAACGGTACTGCTGATGCCTACAGCTTGCTCGAGTGTATCACCGCTGGACGTACAGACTGTACCCCTCGACCTGAAGACTCCCCCTGAACGTGCCGCGCTGCCAAATCCAAGGCCCCTACAGCTTCAGACCGTTAAGTGGGTAGTACTCACCCCCGACAATTTGCCGGTCGGCGACCAGTGGGTCTTTATGGCGCTTACGCCTGAGGACTTTGAAAGGCTTGCCCTCAACAACAGTGAGATAACGCGGTGGGTTGAAGAAAGCATGTGGCGCTTGAAATATTACAGGGAAGAACCCGCTCAGTAAAAAGGCAGGCCCGAAAGTTCGGAACCTGCCTTTTTGTATGCGGTGGAGAGGGTGGATGATTTTGGTGACTATAATGGTTTACCCCTTAGAGGAACAACCTACATAAGCGACGGGCGTTTATCTCCAAGTTTGGGTTGATCTGGCAGTACGACACGCGCACATGTGCCAAAACAACCAAAACCATATTTGCTTAATGAGTTAGACAAGGCAACCCTCACCCGTTGTTTTTAGCAAAGATTTTTATCTTATACCAAAGTCTCTCAAAACAAACATCCATCTTGCGAGACTTGGCCGTAATCATGGTTTTGTTATGGCGGATGCGCCCGCGCCAAACACCATCTTCTTGCTTTATGGTACCTATCTTGCGATTCCCATCCGTTAACCGCATGGACCCGTCTTCTTCGTAGTACCCCCATAATTGGGTAAGAGGAAGCGCTTTAGCCGGGGTCGATTCCTCCGAAACTACTTTTTTCCTACGACCCATAAATGCCCCTCACATCTTAAAAGTGAATTCTTTTACCATGGCTACAAGGCCACGTTCTTCATGTAGCACAACCGGGGGGCTAAAGGCATAGTCTTTCCAAGGGTATTCACTTTCCAAGTAGGTGTAGTGGTCGTTCTTTTTGTGCACATCAAAAATGACCACAGGATACCTAGTAAGCAGGTAGGCAATAGTTTCTACGTCTAGGTACTGGAAAACGCCTTCCGCTATCACAATGTCAGCGTACAAATTGTCTAACCTGCGAACAGTGTTCCCGCGTAGGTACCCATCACTGTATTGCGGACGGGACCCAAACTGGCGGTACACTTTGTTCCGAAGTTCTAATACGGACTTATCGTCTACTTCAACCCAATCCACGCCCGGAACTTCTAGGAACCTCGTACAAAACCCGCAACCTATATTAAGGACTACGGGCCTTCTTGTTATTTGGCGAGATAGTTTCTTTAGTTCTTTCTTAAGCAGAATAGTTTCTGTGGAATATCTGTGCGTTACCGCGGGGTCCTGCTCGTTATTTACCGAGTAGTGTAAATCTTCTACTAGTATCTTTTGCATGGCCCTAGCCGCCGGGTTTAATGTTGTAGAAGTTCTGCGCAAGAAACACGTTGCTGCATTGTCTACGGGAGTTAGTTTAGAAGACATCTGCCGGTCCTTGTGCGTTGCATAGGACTACCGCGCCAGCCGCCGCATTGGCCACGTCGTCCTTAGCTTTGGGGGGATGATCAATAATTTCACGTCCGCCGCGCTGGGTACGGCGTTCTAAAGATTTCAACTGGTTCTTAAGCGTTCTCATATCCACCAGTTGAGCAGTACCGGAATTCAGCATGGGCAGTAGGTCCTGGTAAAGTTCCGTCTTTGTCTTAGGGGACAAGTTGTAGTTGATGCCTCCCTCTTCAAACTGCTCTCGTGGCCATTCGCCACCATACCTATCGCCAGTGACTTCTGAGATACCGTAAGCCTTTAGAATAGAAACGGCCTGTCTTGTTACTTCCATGGGGCTAAAGGGAACCATCCATTCTCGTACCAAGTCGAGCACCACCTTCCGCGTAACCTCGTCGTAATGGGCAATGCCTAACGTGTAGCTGTCACTACTGCCGCCCGACACGTCCACAAACCCTGTGTAATAGTGAGAAGCTATGTAGGGCAATTCATACAAGCCGGGCTCTATGGCGCTAAGGATAACTTCTTCAGAAACCAGCTTGCTAACATCCATTCTAAAGTTGCCTCCATACTCCGCGTCCGCACTAACGGGGTCCTTACGGAATTGCTTCTTAAGGAACTTGTCAGGGACTGTTGGGTTCATTACCCAAGTAGGGGCTTTCCACACAAGTATGTCAGGGTCCTCCTTACCATAGTACTCTTGGTAGGCTTCCCAAAGAACGCCACGTCTATCGTAGGGGCTGCTTGCGCAAAGTATCATGGACCCCGGTACCGTGGCAGTGCCGGGGCGTAGGGCTTCCAAGATTTCAGTATCGGGGTTGGTACTTTCTTCACTTCTAAAGAAAGCGATCTCATCCAGTAGCGCCGCGACAATTGTGTAACCACGCACACCGCGCAGGCTAGCCGTATGAATTTCAATGTTAATACTCTTCTTTAGTTCAAACATTTCTCGGGTGTCACGTATAATAACATCCTTTAGCAGATCTGTTTGCTTTAGGAAGGCTTCTATGTACCTGAACATAACGCGGGCCTGCTTGCGGTCCGTAGCCACAAGAATAATGGTGCCGCGCTCACCGGGCGCTAGACACGGTCGCCAGTCAACAAAGCACGCAAGGAACACTGCCATTAGGGCCAGCACACGAGACTTGCCGCTACGCCGCCCACAAATGAGGTACGCTTCCTGTACGGCCCTTTGTGTAGGTTTCTTCCTACCAGTGCACTTTTGGTAAATGTCCAGTTGTGGGTCTAGCAGCTTTAACCCGAACATGGTGCGCAGGAAAGTAAACCAAGTGATCCACTGGTACTTATCATGCTTAAACCATTTGCCAAACAGATCGTCCCGCAAACACGCCTGAATGATGTTTACGTTGGATTGAATGGGCTGAATACGCTGTCTACGGCTAGGCCGCTTTTTTTTAGCGCTGGTGGTTTTTTTGGTTGTTACGCCAGCCAAGCTCGGTCGTTTGGGCCGAGGGCTACTGGTCGACTCATTTGTGGCCTTTGTGCTGGTATTTGACGCGCTACCCAGCCGGGGCCGTGACCGTGTCGCCGTGGACATTACTCGTCTACCATTTCTACTATCTGAGCTAAAGAAGATTTTCCGTCTTTGTATTCAACTTCCCATATACCATTGAAAGTACCGTAGTCCAACGATCGGTGGTCCACCAGCCACACCTGTTTGTTCAAGCTGCGCGCTCGCGAATCAAGTATGGAAACCATGTTGTCTACACCTTGCACGCTCAGGTAGTTGGTTGGTTCATCCCACACTTCTATATTGCATTCATTTCCGTTAGTGGCGTTAATGAGGTTGATAAGCGCTGTAGTGCCAGCAATGCGTAACCGCTGCTTCTGCCCGCCTGACCAGCTAGCCCAAGGAACCCTCTTTGGTGATGTAGGCGATTCTATAAAGATTTGGAAGCCTTTGGTAACCCCGCCCGTTTTGTTTTCCTTCTCTACGTCTAACGTTACCTTCCAACCGGACATGCCAAACTGAGAAAGCACGTTGTTAATTTCCACTTCTAAAGCGAGAAGGCATTGGTCAATAATGTGAAGCCTAATTTGTTTGAACCCTTGTACCCAATAGCTTGCATGAGACAGGGTTACCTCCTGCTCTCCTATAAACGCAAGCACAGTGTCCCGGCCAGTCTTTTGTTGCTTCAATTCTTTTAGAATGCGGGAGACGTTGGCAATATGGGGGTTGGTTTCTTGCTTTACGGAAGCTACCCCTCTCTCTGCTTCCTCTACATCGCGCTGCTTTAGGCTTTTTTGGCTCGTAGTTGTTTGCCATTCACCGTCCACCTTTCTTCTACGCGCGTGTAAAACCTTAATGGCCTCATGTACCGGGTTTAGCTTTTTTTCAATGGAAGAAATGCGGGCATTTACATCATCAATCCCTTCTTGTAATTCTACTAAAACTGTTTTAGCTTCTTCTATATTGTTTTTAAGAGGAGCTGTGATAGCATCCAAGTGCTTACTACCGACGGACTGCCCACAAGAAGAACATTTGCCATCCGCAATGCGAGATAGATAGGACTGCATACTTTTTTCGTTGGCGCTTATGGTAGCGCGGGTATCCGCTATCGCAAGCTGGCTTTCTTGCAGGGACGATTCCAACCCTTCCAAACGGTCGGACCTTTTTCTAATAGAGGACTCCTTCGTAGAAATCTTCTCGTCTATTGTTGCAATTTTGTTCTTTAATTGCTTACAGGTATTCACCAAAACCACTAGTTGTTTCTGGTTGGCAGCAACACGCGATTCGGACGAAGCTATGCGGGACGTTCTTTCCTTTTCCCAAGTAGTACGTGCGGCTTTCTCTCTGCGCTTATCCAACACAAGGGCGCTGATGTGCCCCTTGAACTGGCTAACATCCTGTTGGCTATCTTCTATAGTAGCCCTAATCTCGTCCGCCTCTGCCTTAGCCTGCTTGCTGTAGTCTATCCACCTGTTGAGATTCAACACTTGGGTAAACAAGTCCAACTTGGCAGTGGGGGTGTAATCAAAGAACTGAGCAGCTTCCTGCCCAATCACAACACTGGTCTTAAACGTGTTATGGCTCATGTTAAGAAGTTCGTTTAGGTCCGCCTGCTCAAGTGTGCGCTTAACCCCGGCTTCCACTATTTCCAAGGAGTTGGGGGACCATGTTCTCTTAATGATGCAAGCAACGCCGCGAATATCTACAAAGAGTTTCCCCGTTACGGCCCCGCTGCTATTGTGCCAGTTCCGAATGTCTGTAGCTTTCTGCTTGTTTAGGGTCTCACCAAACAGAACCCAGCATACACCATCCCATATGGTGCTTTTACCAGCACCATTGCTCCCCATAGCAACTTTCTCATCTTGGTTAGTGCCTGTTAGAAAGAAAACACCAGTACCAAACCGGCTAAAAGGGAAAACTGTTTTCTCTGCGTAACTTTGGAAGTTCTGTAAAACTAACTTCTTAATAATCATTGCTACGCTCCATGATTTTCTTGGCCATCTCTGCCACGTCGCTGTCTATTTTATTAGCAGCAACAAAATTATTCACCACATCCCCGTCGTTTAACGTGGTTTGCGCAGGTGTTTCTTTTTCAGTTGAAAGAGGCGGTTGGGCTTCCTTGGGTTTCTGTTCTTTTATCTCTAAGCCAAAACACAGTAAACCACGCGCCTTTATCTTCTCCAACATACTTGCCCGAATAAGTTCCCACTGGTGAAATTCTTCTCTAGGTAACATTACTTGGATCTTAACATGGTCGCCCTTCTTTAAATGAGAAGGTATTCCCGCGTCCGGCTTAAGCGCCACGGACCTTTTCTTGGGGGCAGGGTACCGCACGTCGGTTTCCAACCCCTTGTTGGTTATCACCATACACCGCGGTTTGAACGTATCTCCAAAGTGCACGGCGTAAGGACTGCCTACATAGGTAAGTGGCCCCAAGTCCTGTGGAACGTGGATATCTCCACTTAGAATGCGCACGCCCTTCTTATGCAAGGGGGCGAGCTGGTCAAAGTAAACACCTTTCATCTCCGACCCGTTGCTGGCCTGCGCGCCGGTAAAGGTCTGGTGCAAAAGAAGATAATCGTATTTGTCCTCTTTGTAGCTAGCAATGGCTTTGGCCACCGCCGCATCGAACTCATCGTTTTTTCTAATATGCGGTATGCAGTAAGCCGTCTTACCATTTGGCAAGGGAACTCTTTGCGGGTCGATCACAAAGGTTATCTGGTTTCTGTTATCCAGGAATTTAAAGAAGGGTACTGTTTCTTCTATGTAGTCGTGGTTACCTTTTAAGATAATAAAATGAGTGATGTGGTCACACGCTTCTATTTCAGAAGTAATGCGGTTAACCAGTAGAGCGTCGTGTCGGTTCTTCTTGTCGGTTAAATCACCAAGGATGAGGCAAACGCGCTCTTTGTCCTTACTTTCTCCAGCTAGGCGGTTGAGCCACGGCAACAGACCAAATCGGTAGTTGTCGTCAGGCTGGTCAGTGAAGTGTAGGTCTGTTGCTACGAGCAGCATAACGCTTCCTCTTTTCTATCTTATCTATGGGATTACGCATTTTGGCAAGAAACTCTTCCAAGCTGTATATGTACATATCCAACTCAGGTACATAGCACAGACAGGGCAGTTGCTCGTCTGCTTGGAAGATCATTTCTCCGTAGTGGCACAGAACAATAATAGCGTCCCGGTGGTCCTGCTTGGCAATAAGCATGGGCCGCTTCTTGCCAATACGAGAATCGCTGACAAGATGCTTCCATGTGCTAACTAAGAAGCCCGTGTTGTTAAACACAAGCCTTTCAGCTTCCAATTTATTGTACCGCTTGCACTCTACGTGAAAGGTCTCAATTAACAGGCGACCTATGGGGCTTTCGCTACCAATGTCACCATCGGCGTTGACAGTGCCCTTACGCGCTACACGTCGACGGGTCGTGGCCCGCCCGCCACTCCCCGCCGTGCGCCAGTACAAGTCATCACGGGTGCCCCCGCTAACCCAAAGAGAAAGTGTCTTTGCAATAGTACGCTCAAACGCATTTCCTTTGTTCTTCCCAAAGCCTTTTCTACGCGCCATGTCTTTTCAAGCTTTCCGTTACTTCTGACAGGCTACCATAGAACGTAACAAGGTTGTGCTGAAAAACCGTGGGCTGCACTTCAAACACTCCGTTGTCCAAATACAGAACACGTTTGCCTGCCCCTAGTGCCGCTCCGATGGCTACAAGTACGGTTGCCAGAATGTCTGTCTCAACGGCCATTTCTTGCACAGGCCAAAAGAAGAAAGCGTCGCACTGTGCTGCGTCCTGCAACATCCTCGCGTAGAACTCATTCTCGGGAATGTCCCCGTCTTCGAATTCCAGTATCCAAGCGCAGGCCAGCGTAATGTTTTCTTTGATAGCCCAAGACATGGCCACCTCTGCATTTTCAGAGGTGGTTGCAATAAAGACGTTCATATGGTCCTCCTAGTACTTGCCTCGTGCGGGAAGAAAGTCATGTTCAATTCTACGCCAATGGCGTTTCACCACAACGTTAAGCTTCTTGCGCAGGCGGCGTTCGTCCTTGATATCCATAACGCGACCGGCCCCCTTAGCTATGATTTCCTTGGCCGTAGCTGCTTCTATGTCTATCTCGTCAAGCTGTCCAATATCCGAGAGCCATTGCAAGTGTGACCCTACGTCATCTATGCCATAGCTAAAGATAACGGAGAACTCGCATTCCCGTTGGGGCAGGCCAACCTTATTCTTTTTGGCCTTAGCCTTTACCCGGATACCAAAGGTGCGCTTAACCTTCTTACTGGTCCGAGACATCTCCTTAACTTGGGACAGCCATAGGTTGATGCTGGAGTAGAAATCGAGCGCACGGCCACCAGACCGGGTGTGCTTGCTACCAAACATCACGCCAATGTTGTCACGCACCTGTGACACCACAATAAGCGTTACCGAGGACTGTTCAATCTTGCCGGTAATACGACGGAACAGTTCGGACATCTTCTTGGCCTTGTTTCCGTAGCTGGCGTCTCCAAACTCTTTCTTCATTTCGCCAACGTCGGACAAGGCGTCCAAGCTATCTATAATGTACAGGCCGTGCTTGCCATCCTTCTTCCGCTTTTCGCAGAAGGTAATAAGGTCGGCACCAAACTCCTCGATAAGAAAGATGGCCTTCTTACCAGTACTTCCTTCTTCGTTGGGGAACTCCATGCGGTCCACAGGAGCACCAAGCATGGAGGCGTAGTCCTTGTTAAAAGCCGCTTCAGCTTCCACATAGCGCACAATACCATCTTCGAAGGTACGCAAGAAGTTAGTAGCTGCTTCCATTGATAGGCCGGTTTTGTTTGTGCTCTTGTCCCCAATGATGTTGACGATACGTCCAACAGGCCAACCATTCCCAAGCACACAGTCAAGTAGTTTGCATCCGCTTGAGAAGGTCTCAAGAGAGTCGGCGGACTCAAAGTAGAGCCCGCCGCTTTCCTGTTTGCCCGTGGACAAAGAAGGTCTTCCTGCTTTCTTTGCAACGGCCATAGCTTCGCTTACCTCACCTTTTTCTTGGACTTAATGACACCGGCACCCTTGGTCTTTTTCAGGCGCTCAATGCTGCTTTTCGCGGACTTTTTCGCGGACTTCTTGGGGGCGGGGTCTTCGTCCTCGTCTTCGTCTTCGTCCTCGTCTTCTTCTTCTTCCTCGTCTTCGTCCTCGTCTTCGTCCTCGTCTTCGTCCTCGTCTTCGTCTTCGTCGGGCTCGGGCGTCTTCTTACCCTTACCCTTTTTCTTAGGGGCGGGGTCTTCGTCCTCGTCTTCGTCTTCGTCCTCGTCTTCGTCTTCGTCTTCGTCTTCGTCCTCGTCTTCTTCTTCTTCTTCGTCGGGCTCAGGCTTCTTCTTGGACTTGCCCTTTTTCTTAGGGGCGGGGGCGTCGTCGTCTTCGTCCTCGTCTTCGTCCTCGTCTTCGTCTTCGTCGTCCACGCTGGGCTTCTTCGTTTTCTTCTTAGTCTTCTTGGTGGCGGGGTCTTCGTCTTCTTCCTCGTCTTCCTCGTCCGTACGACGGGAAGCACCACCACCAAGCACCTTTTCGATGTGCTCAACACTGTAGAAGTTCAACCACGAGGGAAGCGGGCGCTCCTGGATCTTTTCCAAGAGTGCGGCAAGCTCATCATCATCCGCCAGCGCCGGAGAGGACCGCCGCGCCAACTTCACCTTGCTGTACTTGGTAGCAAGTCCCTTGCCTTCTCGGCTAAACACAACGTCAAACCCATCGTAGGGGTTGTCAAGCGGGATAACGCCACCGTCTTCTTCTTCGGCCTGTCCAGCGATTTCCTTGTCCAAGGTAACCGGCATGGACCAAATCTCGGGGGCGGAATCTTCATCTTTGCGGTCGACCACAAAAACCACAATGCGCCGCTTGGCCTTAAACGCCTTAGCGGACTCTTCGTCATCGTCCGCCGCGGCCCGTGCCTGCTCAGCGCAGACGGGACAATGCGTGCCGTTCATCCTGTCCGCGCACAGGTAGGTGACATCATCGGGGCCAACACCGTAGTGGACCCAAATGTCCAAGCCGTAGTGCTCGGGGTCGTCCCATGTCGGCGGGAGAATACGTACCGTGTTCTTCCCCTCGCCAATGGAGTAGGTCTGCGCGTCGTCCTTGAAGATAGAGTCGAAGTCCCGCCCGGACTGGTTGGCGCGCTTCTTAACCTGCTCCGCGGAACGCGGCTTGTAGTTGAACGTCTTCTTGGCTGTCTTCTTCTTAAGCGCCATGGTATCTTTCCTTCTTTGCTTAATTGAATTTGTCGTGGCGAGCGCCCTTTTGCACACTCTCGCCGGAGTGTGGCAGCTTTGTCATTCGCACTAGGTATTTGAACTTCTCTTCGTAGTAGCAGCGTGCCAATGTTGCCGGGTTAAACAGAACAAGTGCCAGCACTGCTAACACAATCCAGGCTATTTCGATATACAGGCCCATCACAGTTTTCTTTTCTTGGTTGCTTTCCGTTGCTGAGACATAGCGACCCTTCTTTGCGCGTAGGTTTCGTCGGTTAGGTCATTGCTGCCCTTAATGACGATGTCGCTAAAGTACCCTGCTACGTATATACGACCAAGCTCGCGCAGCATTTGACTACGTTGGTTAAAAGACTCTTTGAGTGTCTGCCATTTGGCAAGGTGATGTTGCAGTTCCTTCAAATCATCTTGCATAGCCCGCCAATGGGGTTCATTCATTATTTTGGCGGATAATTCTTCTTTGGTAACTCTGCCGGTAGTGTTGGCTTTTGTTTTTGTGTAAAATCGAGATTCATACCTTTTTATTCTAAAAAGGAGCAGATCCCGTTGAGATTGCAATACCCGGCACTTCTCCGATATTTCGTGGAAAAGTTCCGGGTGTTGCTCAAAGTGTGTGTCTAAGTTGGTTTTTTGGATACGAAGTTTGCTACGGTAGTGTTTATATTCTGCTTCGTCCTCTTCCACAACTTCGTTATTCAATGTTGGTCTACTTGCCATTGTTATTCCTCACCTTCCAACAAAGAACCAATGGCCAGCATAACCGGGGCCATCTTCTCACTACGGTTGTATATGCCGGGGCAAAAAGCGTCCACAACGGCCAGCAGGGACATACGTTGCCCATCCTTGGTCTTGTTATCCATGGCCACCTTGGTGCAGTAGTTGACCAATACTAACCGCAAACTTTCGGGGTCGGTACCTTCCAAGTCACGTAGAATGGAAAGAACTTTGCTCCATGTGGGCTTACCGAAGGCAAGCAGGCGACACAGGTCAATAACGTTCTTGTCGTTAACCTGCACTTGGTTAATAAGCGCCACGGCCTCGTCCGCATCTTGTGCGAAGTGGCACTGCTCCAAGTAGGTTAGCAACTGGCGTGCACTACCACCGGAACTTTCAACACAAACGTCGGCAACGCCTTCGCCAAGAGACTTGCTCTTAATACCAAGCTCTTTGCAGCCACGCAGCAGCACCTTCCTTAATTCATCTTCTTTTAGGGGGGCGACCTTAAAGTGGGTAGCACGGGTGCGGATGGTCTTAGGTACCTTGCCTTCTTCTGTAGTGCACAAGAACCAGTAGAAATGCTCCGGGGGCTCTTCCGTGGACTTAAGCAACGCCTGCCAACTGGAATTGGAGAGGGCATGGCACTCATCCACAACCACGCACTTGATACCCCCCTTGGACATGCTCTTGTAATTCATGTGCTGGGTAAGGGCGCGCACCGCATCGACACCGCTATTGGTTGCCGCATCAACTTCCTGCACGTTAGCGTCCGCGCAACCAAAGGCCCGCGCCATAACCTTAGCAAGCGTTGTCTTGCCTTCGCCGGAACCGCCTGTCAGTAAAAAGGTATGGGGGCGCTGCTTGGCCTCTATGATTTTCTCAATGGATCGCACAATGGGACCGTTTCCCACTACTTCATCCAATGTTTGGGGGCGACAACGAACTGCTAGGCTGGCCATGGTGGTTTCTCCTACGTGCTAATGCTGTTTTGCGAGGGACACAGGGGCTTTTGACCCCTAGTAGCACCCCAACGGGCTTAACTACCTATACGACACCTGTAGGGTCGTCGTTTAAGCAGCCTGTTTCTGATTGAACCAATCGTCACTGTAAAACTTGTCAACTTCGTTGAGATCGTACCAACTACTACCCGCCTCCACTTCCACAAGAATTGGCACATCAAAAAACTTGTAGGAGCTCTGCAACATAATCTCCAGGATGTTTTCCAAGTATTCCTCGGCCTTGTTCTCAGGCAACCTAAAGGTCAAGTCATCGTGGATGTTAAGAACAGGCTGGTAACGTATGTCGCCAACCTTGCAAGCGTACTCGCTTAGCCGCGCCATGGCATCCATAACCACGTCGGCGGCAGTGCCTTGCACTGGAGTGTTGATTGGCTGGTTCCTTTCCAACGGTCCGCGTCGGCGTCTACCAGTGAGGGTTTCCACGTAGAAGTTCTCAGCGTAGAACTTTCTGGTGTCTTCGTGCCAGCGGCGCACACCGGGGAACTGCTTCCAAAGCTCTTTTTGCAGCCACACAATTTGCTTCTCGTCTACCCCAAGGCTGTTGGCAATCCCTTTTGGCTGTGCACCAAAACAACTAGGGAACACAAACTCGTTCTTGCTACGTTGTCTCCAAATACCCTGCTCGGCCTTATCCAAGCTCTTCCAACGACCACCACCAATAAGACTAGAACACTGCGCTATAATTCTTTCCGCCCACTCCTTGTGAACGTCGTACCGTTCCCACAGTGCGGCCTTGAGCGCCTTGTCCTTGGCGCACAAACCAATCACGCGCCATTCAATTTGCCCGTAGTCCGCGGCAACAAACAGTTCACCGCTTGGCGCTACGATCTGGCTACGAATGTACTTGTCTTTATGCTTGGGGAAATTCTGCTCGTTTGGCTCCTTAGAAGTAAGACGTCCCGTCTCCGCGATGCAAGGACTAAGAACCGGGTGTAACATGCCATCGTCGAACAGGTAGTCCCCACCTATGGCCAACCCGTCGACGTAGGTGGATTTCAGCTTGGTTGCTCCACGGAAGTCCAGCGCCAATTTAGCCAACGGGTGAGTCACCTTAGACAAAATGCCTTCATCCGCCTTAAACTTGCCGTTCACTTTAACGGAGCGCACACCAGCAAACTCATACAACACCTTAGCTACGTCTTCGGGGCTACCCACGTTAAAATGTTTTCTGTACTTGGCCTCGTACTCGTCTACTTCCGGGAGGGACTTTATAGCTTTCTCCGCTTTCTTTATCTTCTTAGAGAGAAACTTTTGGTAGCGTACTACCTCACTCTGGTCAACGTGTAATCCGGCAAGTTGTGTAGCGGGCACCGTCTTGCACCTGCGCAGCGCATCTTCGTACACTTCCACCAGTGATTGGTCTTCCAGCTTAGCTTGCTGTGTTAGATAGAGCTTATGTGTGTATTTAGTATCTCCCCCGTTGTAGGTGAGCACTTCAACCAACGGGGCTTGAATAAGGTTGGCGCGGTCGAGATTGCTAATTTCCTTAATTCTAAGTCCTAAGTTAATGGTACACAAATCGTCCAAGCTAAACCCGCGCATCTGCTTGTTACGCTCGTCCAAGATGTATGCCTGCATAACCGTGTCTTGCCAATTCGCGGCCCAACAAATGTCGAACCCAAAGTAGTAACCCATATGTTCTAGTTCAAAAGGCAGGTTATGGGCAACCTTCTTTGTGGTGGTTTCTCTAAGGAATTTCTCTACTAAGGCGTACACCGCCTTCAGCCCTTTACGACTCCACTGACACTCCGGGTGTTCTAGCCCAATAGCAAGGGTGTTGCCGTAGGTACCAATAGCGATGCTAAGAAGTTTAGCGCCGTTGTTATAAGGGCGTAGCCCATGGCTTTCGATGTCGTAGGCGCAGGAATCTTCTACGGACATCTTCTTAAAGTGGCGTTCAATTGTTTTAAGATCAGAAGTTTCGTTCTTTCCAAAGACAATGTGTATGCCCTGTGCATAGTCCGCCTGCGAAAGAACTTCAGGTTTACCCAACTTGTTCTTTTTAGCCTTAAGTACAATGGCGCGGCCGCGATGCTTGGCGAGGTTGTCTGCTTCTGTGAAATACCGTTCTCCGGTGCGCTGAGACGCGCGTATATTGGCCAGCATGGTTTCCATGTCTTCCATAGGGAAGAACCAACAGTCGTGCCCGCCAATGTTAACCGGGATAAGCCTGTAAGAGAACAACTTAATGTCCGTAAGGCCCGTAGCCCACTTCATAGCAAGAAACCCAAGTCCGATAACAACCTTGGGCTTATGCAGGGCAATATCTTCTTCTACTTGTTTGCGGCAGCAGTTTATTTCTACTTCATTGGGTCGCCTGCCCTTGGGGGTATAATCCTTAGTTACAGAACCAAACCGCATATGCTGTATGTTCGCCGCACCAAAAATGCGTTTAAACTCGGACCCAGCGTCGCCAACCAAATGTCGGCCCTCGTCGTCCTGCTCCTCGGTAATACCCCCGTGTAGCACGTAGATTGGGGCGTTGTCGGCACCAGTAGACCCCATCTTTGGGGAGGTAACCTTAGCTTTGTTCAAAGGGCAGGCGGCGCACCCCATTTCGTACAGGGTTTCCTTGCTTACCGAATCGGGCCTTCTCTTTGCCAGCTTCTTCTTTTCGTCCGCAATAAAAAAGCCCATGCTACCTCACGCTAATGAAAGGGTTTCCCACGGCAAACATATTCAGTTCCCCGCATTGGGGGTTAGTGCACTGGTACGCAACCAGCATTCCCTTGGGGTCCGCTTGCACAAACTCAAGGGCTGCTTGGCAGTTTGAACACTTACCGTTATTCCACCTTTTTCGATCGCGCAGTAGAATAAACACAATGGCGATTGTTGGTACCACCAAAAAGAGCGCTAACCCCCCAAGAAGGGCGGTGCTATGGTATTGCAACCATTCCATTAGTCTTCCTCCTCTACCGCGGCAACGGTGGGAGTGGCCAGCGGGGCAACATAGTAGTTGAAGTAGTGGGTTGTTCCGCCGAAACGACTGCCCGACTGCCCTAGGAGCATGGAAGACACCTTGTCCGACACGCGCAGCATATCTTCCGGGAGCAAGCGCACGGTGGTTTCCGCAACAGTGTGATCTTCCACCGCCTCCAACTTGAGAACTTCCCTAACCTTACCAAAGCGGGATTCAGCCCGCAGGGTTAGCTTGTTTTCCGCAATGGAAGCTATGATGTGCGGGCTGTCCTCCGTAAGAACCAACTGGCAACGTTGGATGGCTGCGTAGAAGTTGGCGGGAATGGGAACCATGTCCCCGTTGGTATGCCCCGCATCAAAGGAAGCCACCATGGCTTCGTAATCAGGGGGGTTAACACCGGAAGCAAACTTGCTGTAAATGGAAGTACCCCCGCCGAAGGTAGCCATAACGCTCTGCTTGCCAATGCTCAACGAGGCTTCCGGGTTTTTCAGGGAAAGTACCTCGTCGGCAATATCAACCAGCGCGGTACAAAAGTTAGTGGGGAGAATAGCGTGTGTTTCTCCGCCCTCAAGTTTCTTTCCCGGGATCTCATACGAACAGATGGTGCGATCGTTGGTGCTAAACAGCTTTAGGAAGTCTCCAAGCCGTCTAACAAGAATGCCACTAAACTGCGGCATGGACATGTCGTCGCTAGCACTAATAAGGCAGTGCCGAAGCGCCAGAATGAAGGATGGCGTAATATCAATGTCCCAAGCGTTCTTAATGCCCGAGGGTACTTTGAATATGTAGTCGGACTCTGGCAGGATGGGGGCGGTGAACTTGCTACGACCCTTTCCCACGGTTAGAATCTCTTTATCAACGGTGAGATCCAGTTCCTTGCCCGTGTACTTGTTGAGAAACCCGAGCAGCTGACTACCGCGCACCAGACCACTAAACCCCGTGGGACACTTGGTTTTGATACCAAGCTGATCGTTATAGGCAACAACCTCCTTGCCGGTGAAGTGGAAGCAGGTTAGCACCGGAACAAAGTCCTTGGTAGCAAGAGCCAGCTTGGCAATACCCAACTGCTTCAGAAGTACGTGACGGTCCATTGTTACACTCCGGTTGGAAGGAATTCCCACGTCTTCTTATACGTGTGCAATTCCGATAGGTTACGTTGTTTTAGGAACTCATAACTTACAAGACGATTAACCACGCCTTCCCCGTTTAGAATACTGTTAAAAGAATCCTGTGCCGGGAAAGCAAAAATAATGCTTCTGTCTTTAATAACAAACCCCGGTTCATTTCGGTAACTGGAAGTATGTATAAAACCTTGCTTTTGGAAAGTCATGTTCTTCTTGCGTAAAGTAGCCTGCACGTTAAGAAGCACACGGGTAATTAGTTTCATGCGGTCTCGGTAGTGGGTTTCCATACCAGTTACGGTAAAGCCATTGCTCTCAATGAAGTCCACGATAGCTTTCTTCTCGTGCCCCTTCATATTGAGAAAATGCTTTCCGCCCTTAATAGAGCCGCTCTTCTCGCTCATTGCTACCATGTTTGGGCTAACGGAATAATCAGGCACCCCGTCATTCATCTTGGGAAGAAGTATGTTACCAAACGCACCAATGAGCATCCAAGACGTGCTGTCACACGTTTTCCACGGGTAGCGGTACATGAGTGGCAAACTGGTCAACCCCAACAGGTGCGTCGCTACGACAGGTTGACCAGCGCTATTAGCAATGTGGTCGTACACACGGTCGAGGAAAGCAACACGGCCCCGGCTGGAACGAATGGAGCTAGGTGAGATCCCTATGTAAGTGTACCCCTTGCTGATGTACTTATCCAACCAACGAAGATCTTCTCCAGCATGGTAAACGGGCATACAGTGCAAACCCGCCGATTCCATAATAAGAAGATTTTCATAACCAGCACGGGCGGACTCTTCCAGTTCCGTTGGTGTTGGCACCCTACCAAGGGCACCCGGCATCACGTCCAGGTTGATATAAGAGTTAAGTGCCAGCTCATTGTCCGTAACAAAGTCCACGTACTCCCAAAGATCTATGTAGCCACCGCTACGCCACACAGTAAAGGCCCCACTATCCAGCAGGATTTTTAGCGGAGGCCGGGTAAGGTGCGGCCTGCTCATTTGGGGAGCAGTGCTAGGAATTCTTGCCGGGTAGAAACGTTGTCCAAGAAGTAACCGGTCATCTTGGACGTGGTGGTGAGAACGCCTTGTACTTTGATGCCGCGCATTTCCATACACATATGTCTGCATTGGAGCATAACAGCCACACCATGGGGGTTGAGCACATCGCGCAGTGCTTCCGCGATCTGCACGGTGAGCCTTTCCTGCACTTGTAACCTCTTGGAAAACACATCCACCACACGGGCTAACTTGCTCAACCCAACAACACTTCCATTGGGAACATAAGCTATGTGCGCCACGCCAAAGAAGGGGGCGAAGTGATGCTCACAGTTATGTACCAACATACCGTTAGCAAAGAAGTTGGGGAAATCCGGCACAGTCATGCACCAAACGTCTTCTCGCCAACGACCCTCTTCCACGCCGAGCACAGTATGGTCACCTTGTCCTCGATTTAGATAACAACCCAAAGACAGGGCGTCCCGTCTATCTTGGTATTTGGCCTTGTCGGTTTTCAACTTCGTACTTGTCCGGTAAAGAGATAACAGACTATCCCCCGAAGTTAGATGTTGCGCTTCCACCCATCCACGGTTGTAAGTAAGAAACCTGTGATCCGGTGTACATAAAACTGTGTCGTTGTCTGTGTACACGCGAACAAGTTTGGCGTTCTTCCTAGTCACCCTAGGATTCTCACATTGTCGTAAATGCAACTGCATGGTTTGTTCGTCCACACAATACACCCAATCGCCAGTGGTCAACTGTGAGATTGGTATGAGACCCTTCGGCGTCTCTACGAAAGTAGAGCCGACAACACACATGCTGTAAACGGGGATGTTGGTTTGGCAAACCATTTCGTCATAATTGGAACTGCCATCCTTGAACGCTTTAAGGATGTTTAAAGGATTGTGTTCGTAGCCACCAAGGTAATGCGTAAAGGCGCGAGCAAAACGTTCCGGGGTTTCTTGCAGCCCTTCCCGCTTAATGTCTTCACTGTCCGAAATACCCTTAAGGATATGGTGACAGGCTTTCTCAAAGTGCTCCGAGTTCATTAGCCCCTCCTGTTTTCTTGTAGGCGGTAAGAATTTCTTGTGCGCGCTTGTTGGGGTACCCTCCTGTTTGGGCTTTGTACAAAGCGCTAGTTTTCCGTCCGTACTCCATTGGGTCAGAAAGAAACTCTGTGTGGTTCGCCATGTCGTTGTTGACTAAGGCTACCCACCTTTTAAAGCAACTAGGGCACTCGCCACAATGCCCCTGCTCGCCGCTGTAGCAGGAAATTGTTTGGGAAAGCATGTCGAGTGGCCCACCAGTCACAAGATACTCATACAACGCTTCTGTTTTGTTAAGATGCCGGATAGGACTTCCTACTTTGAAATACTTTCCCTCCGTCCAGTATTGTGGGCGGTGGCTTATGTTCAACAGGGTTTCCATAACAGAGCAAAACTCCGGGCTTTTGTCGGAGTTGATTTCATCTTCTAAAATGCCAAGCAAGATGTTTTGCCCGTATTGCGCGGCGTTTAGGACCAACTGTGCGTTCCGAAAAGGGATAATACCACTAGCAGCATCTTCGAACGGGCTCATATCCGTGCTAGGCATAACCACCATTCTTTGTGCGCGCTTGTCCCAACGGTGAGAAAGATTCAGGTTTTCTCGCAAAGTAGCGAGATTTTTTACTGCGGATTGCTCTTTCTCCCCGTACTTGGCGTTGATATTGGAGTAGAGCCAAATTGCGTTTAATAGATCTTGCTGGTCTCGTAAGGACCACCAAGCAAACAGGCTGTCCATCCCACCAGACATAAGAATAACGGGGGCGGATTGTTCGGGGCGAATCATTTCAGTACCTTTTGTGCTGTATAGACAAAACGGGCGGGAAGGGGTGCAAGGGAACCCAACCCGCCCGAATGTTGTAACCCTTTCCGGGGTTACTCGGCCATCAGGCCCTCTTCGCGCAGCTTCTTAATGATGCGCTTGATCCACCCGAGCTGGATAGCAATGGTGCTGGCCTTAACCTCGGCACCCTTCTTCTCCAGAATCTCGGTCATCTTTTCCTTGGTGATGTCCGGCTTCTTGGCGATAGCCGTAATCATAATGTCGGCCGTCGACGGGCCGCGCTTCTTCTTGGGGGCCTTCTCAGCCGGCGCAGCCTTCTCAGCCTTCTCAGCCTTCGGCGCAGGAGCAGCCTTGCCCTTGCCCTTCTTCTTGGGGGTCTCGGTCACCTCTTCAGTGACGACAGTCTCCTCAGCAGCAACCACCTTAGCCTTGCGAGGGCTCTTCTTGGGAGCAATCTTCTTGGGGGCAGCCTTCTTGGTAGCCATATTGGTATCCTCTTCCTCGTCTTCGTCCTCGTCGGACTGGTTGTCGTCTTCGTCCTCGTCTTCGTCTTCGTCCGCGTCTTCCTCGTCTTCGTCCGCGTCTTCGTCCGCGTCTTCCTCAGGCTCGGTCTTCTTCTTGTTCTTACCCTTTTTCTTTGGTGCCGGGGCCTCGTCTTCCTCTTCGTCTTCCTCGTCTTCGTCCGCGTCTTCCTCGTCTTCGTCCGCGTCTTCCTCGTCTTCGTCCGCGTCTTCGTCCGCGTCTTCGTCCGCGTCTTCCTCGTCTTCGTCTTCCTCGTCTTCCTCAGGCTCGGGCGTCTTCTTACCCTTACCCTTTTTCTTTGGTGCCGGGGCCTCGTCTTCCTCTTCGTCTTCCTCGTCTTCGTCCGCGTCTTCGTCCGCGTCTTCCTCGTCTTCGTCGTCTTCGTCCGCGTCTTCGTCCGCGTCTTCCTCGTCTTCGTCTTCCTCAGGTTCGGGCTTCTTCTTGCCCTTACCCTTGGTAGCGACAGGCTCGAACGCGGGGATAGCTTCCTCCTCCTTAACCGCTTCAACAGCGGCGGCGTGCCAGCTCTGCACCTCTTCGGGCAGGTCTTCGTAGTCGTCGTCCTCAACCCCCTCAAAGGCGCGACAAACTCGCTCAAGGAAAGGCTGGTCCTTTTCCTTCTGGCCCTGCACCTTTTGGCCAGTAGCCTTGAGAGCTTCCTTGCCAACCTTGCCAATTTCAACAGTCATGTTTCTCTTCTCCGCTTTCTTTTGGGTTTCTTACGTGTAAGACACCTTGCATACATATACGATGTAGCATGGTGGTCACTTAGGCACTCGCTTCTTTACGCTTTCTTTTTTTGGGGATGGTTTTCTCCCCGGCTTCTTTGCAAAAGGATTATACCCCGGCTTTAGCAGGTGCTTGACCTTTAAGATACGAAGGGTTTGCCGGATGCTGGCGCGGCATTGTTCGACCATGCCTAAACTAACCGTGTACCCTTCTTCAAGCAGAAGTGCATGGATGATCTTGTTGGGGATGTCGAATCTATTATCCAACATGATTTCTTTGGCACGCTCTGTTGCCGGTTTACCCTTTTCCGTTTGGTTTTTCATTCGGTGCGGGGCGGACATGGCAGGTCCCCGCTTGGGTCGTGGTGTATCAGCCTCCTCTTCGCTTTCCAAGTAGTGACTAAAATCGGGGAGCTTAAACCCCCTATTGTGCATAGGCACCGCAGCCTTGCACCATTCCTTTGTGGCCACCGATAGTCCGTCGAACAACTTGTCCGCCATTTCATCCTGTGCCATCACAAGACGAGCGCGCCATGTTTGGTCGGATTCGTTGTCTCTCCTAGCTATACCAGTGGCGTTAATAAGCTCTACTTCGATAGAGCAGAGCACGCGGTTACCGGCACTGGTAGCCATCCCTAATGCCCCCCGAGGTCCGACAGGTGCTCAGGCAGGTACAAACTACCAAAGATGGCACTGTTCTTTTCGTTTTCGCGGGCTTCCACGGAAACCACGAAACACCGGCCATTTGTTACTTTGGAAAGATGCCCGTTAGCATAGTTGAACAAGTATTCCGCGGTACCCTCCATACTGGCGTTTTCGACCTCCCGCAAAAGGTACACGCCACGAGCTGCCTGCTCTCGCAGAACAGGCAGTTCTGGGTCGTCCGAGTTGACCAAAAGAGTATGGTCGTACATGTAGTCCAGGTGTTCCTTGAGCCACTTCAGATTTCCGAAGTCCACCACGAAACCGCATTTGTCCCGTTGCTTGGCCCCAAAAACAAAGGAGTACGTTCGGCTGTACCCGTGGATGTAGGAGCAGTGCCCATCGTGGCGGTGCTGCCGGTGACAGCAAGGGAAGCCCGTGTATGTCTTTGTGCTTAGATGTATCACGCTTGTCTCCACTCTGTTAGTGCGCTTCTTAACGCGGTGCTTACCTTATACTTGTTTGGGTCAATGCCAATGATTCTACAAAGAAATTCATTCCTAGTTTCTCGTTTGGTTAAATCACCAACTAATTCTTTCTTGTATCCTTTTTTGAATTGTTCCATTTTTCGAGGGTCGTCGAACATGGAGACGAAAAGCCTGCACTCCACGCTGTATTCTCGTAGGAAGGTGAGAAAAGGCCCCAAATCGCTAGCTGGGTCTGCTACCTCAAGTATTGTGGGCAGTGCATCGTCATTTGCGCGGTTAAACAAGCCGACAGGGGTCTCTCTAGCCGAACGGCTGGCCCACCTTACCCCCAAGTCAATTAGCGTGTTGTGCAGTGAGGTTTTGTACAACGCCATAAAGTGCTTCTCGCAGGTTACCCGAGGGGGGCCGTACTTAAAGCGTATGTTCTCAAAAATCAAATAGGCTTCCGCGTAGAGATCTTCTACGTCTACGCTGGGGAAACGGTAAGAGTTCTTCCTACAATACTTAAGTGCGTACCAAGCAATGGCACCTTCCCATGTGGGAACAAAACCCGGTATGCGTGGTCTTGCTCTCATTAAACAACCCCCGTGGTAATCACTTTATTAAAAGAGGGGAGTGGCTGGCGGGGCCACTGCATATTGGCACTAAAGTTAATGGTATGTAGCTTCTTTTCTTTGGAAAACTTGTCTTCCATGTTTATAATCATTGCCCGGTACCCCACCGAATCTAATGCGCCGGGGTCCTCGTACCCTTCGGGTATTTCTCCCAAGGATACGTCAACGCCCGCAAAGTTGGATAATGCGTCCACTTGATTAACCACCGTTTCGGGGTCCAACAGGAACACTATCTTATCAAAGACCTTAGAAAGCTTCTCGAGAAGCATAACCTGCTTCTCACTAACAGTAACGCCAAACAAGCAGGTGTGCTGAAAATTCACAGGGGGTGTTCCCGGTCGCCGCCTAGCGTGTTCTCCTGCCCGAGATAACTTCCCTTTTAAATAGTCTAACTTAAGCGCGTCCATGGGGCCTTCGCACACCAGTAAAATGTTAAAAAAGGAATCTCTCCCAGTTAGGTTAATAAGGTCATCGTACCCATACAGGCAGTCTTTAATGTTCCTTTTAGCCAGTGGCATACCTTGTATGTTGCTCGGCTTCTCCGAAAGGGACTTGTAGCGTACCGAACTTTGGCCAATCGCTCGTGCTGTCCAAGTAACAACCTCTCCCTTGTGACGGATAGCAAAAAGAACCCTGTCCTTAAATAAACCCTTCTTGCAGAAGAAAACATGGTTACTGTTTAGAACCTTCATTGTTTCGCCGTTATACAAGAAACCACGACCCTGCATATACGACCAAAAGCGGCTCCCCTTGCTTACGTTAATAGGCCGCTGCGCGGATACCATAGAAACTTTAAGTTTCCCGGGATCTTTCTTCTTTTGTTTGGCAGTACCCCCACTAGTGGCAATGTATGCCGTCGGTGTGTTTTCCATGGCCTCGCGCAACGCCTGTATAGGGCCGCTAGGGGACAGTGACGGCTTTCGGCCTGCTATGCCGTCGGCGCGGGCTTTGTCGCAGCCTAGCAGGGCCATTATAAGACGCTGGGGAGCAATTCCACGATGGTCCGCGGCACGCCAGCAAGACCAACCCCGACCATGTATGCTAACGCCCATGTGATGACTAGGGTCGCCGCTACCGCAGAACGGGCACTTAATGTTTATGTTTCCTTGAGAGACGTTTGGTCCCGTGGTTACATACTCAATGCTGTTGCTTTCGAAGAACTTGCGCCAGTCGAAAGAAGAAGTGCCTTTTGTTTTGCGTGCCATTAGCTGTCACTACTCACAATGTATTCGTCCGGCACTGTGCCTCGTCTTGCCAAGCCAGCCCAATAGTCCGCTTGTTCGTTGAAAGCGTGCCCCCGGTGCCCCTTGACCCACTTGAAGGTCAAATTCCTGTGCGCTCTCTTTTGTAGCAGCAACCGTTTCCAAAGATCCATGTTCTTTAGGTCGTCCCCGTTGGAAACTTTCCAGTCGTTTCCTTCCCAGTCCTTAATCCAAAAGCGGAAGCCGTCTACGACGTACTTACTGTCGCTGGTAACCACCACGGGAACATCGTGGGCACCAAGTATTTCCAAGGGGCAAATTGCCGCCAGTAACTCCATGCGATTATTGCTTGTGGCATTAGCAGCAACACCGCACATAATGGTAGGGTTAAGCGGATAAAATCCGTGTACGATAATAGCACCCCAACCTCCATCACGTTGTGTCTTCTTGTTTCTACAACTGCCATCGCAGTATATGTCAATTGTCTTCATACAACTCATCCGATCCGTTAAGAAGGATTTCCAAGAGGTTCTTGCCCTCTTTGCAGTACTCCAATATGCGCACGTCCACCGTGCCTTTCATCAGCAAATTAAAGATAAACACTTTCTTCATCTTCTGTCCACCACGGGCCACCCGGCGCAATAACTGTTGTCTAGCAATAGAGGATATAGGCGTTTCATACACAAACATGTAATTGGCCACCTGTAGGTTTAGCCCACTACCACCGGCCTTGTGACTCATCAAGTAGCAAACGCACGTTGGGTCTTGTTTGAACCTGCGCAACTCATCCCGCTTTTCCTGCTTGGTTAAACCATTCCCCAAGAAAGCAAAGTTTATGCCAAGTTCTGTTAGCGCTTTCTTTAAAAGGACGCCACTTTGAATGAACTCGTAGGCGATAACCATTTTCCGAGCAGAAGGAACGTTCCCCATAAGAGACAAAAGCAAATCCAACTTAGGATTCTCGGGCAGGTTAACCACGGTCACCTTTGCTGTCTTGGCATTCTTCACCTTTAGGAAACCACTGCTAATCTGTCTTAATTTCATAAACTCATTCTTCATAAGAGACTTGTTGCCTTTAGCTGCGGCCAATTTGGCTTGGTACTTCTTATAGTAATCAATACCCGTGTGGGACAAAGCCACCACTTTATTAACTTCTACTTCTTGGGGCATGTCAACACATTCAGAAGCCTCGTAGCTAATACTGCGATTCTTCATAACTTCGTGCAGTTTGTTTAGTTTGGCATCATCGAAGATGTACTCCGGGAAACCAGAAAAGTAGTTTCTCTTTGACTTAAAGAAAGCAGAGCGAAACATGCCAAGAGTTTCCCCAAGGGTATCCCCCATGTCGATAGTCATAAATTGGTTCCAAAAGGCAGAGGGGTCTCGGCCTGCCGGGGTTCCGGTAAAGGCAAACCGGAACTCTACTTGTTTGGCAATCTTGCGGCATACCCGACTAGTAAGAGAATCGTGGTTCATAAGGGCTTGGCTTTCGTCGAACGCAACAAACCCAATGCGGTCGGTTAACCGCTTGATAACACCATCCTGCGGCTTAAGGTTCTCACCACCCCCCTTCTTTCCGCTAGCAACCTTAGTGCTTACCAAATGGTTCAACCCCGCGTAGTTGATACAGTACAAGTCCGCCGGGTCGAGCAACGCCATCTCTTTTTGGTGACTGGTCCCAACCAACGGCACAAACGAAAAATGCGGGCAGTGTTCTTCCACCTGCTCTTGCCAACCTTCGATATTGATAACGTTTGGCACTAGAACCAGCCCACTCCCAATGCCCTGCATTTGCCGGAAATAGTCATACAGGGTTAACGCTAGCAGACTTTTGCCTGTGCCCATGTCAAGGAAATAGAGGAATTGCTCGTGGGCTACTCCCAGCAGCAAGCAAATCATCTGGTGGCTGTACAAAGTCGTGCACATGGTAGAACGCGGGTTAATCAGTTTGTATTCGCGCACGACTTCCTTAGCGGGCAGCTCTTTCATCCAGTCGTAGTTTGCCAGTTTGCGTTCTAAGAACTGGTTAACTACTCTTTTTGTTACGGGCATATCTTTTTCTCTAACCCCCTAATGTCCTTTTCTAGCTTTTCCACGTTCTTGTTATAAACATCTTGTACAGTACTCTTTTTTTCAGAACTCTGTTTCGTCTTGGGCTGCCGTTGCTCACGGGAGGTTGTGTTCCTAAGAACAACCTGTTCCAAAAAGTCTTCACAGTGCAAGCAACTTTCGGGGAATTCTTTTCGCAACTTTTCCACGGTTGTTGCTTTTTCAAAAAGTTCCGTAAAAGTAATGATGCTAGTTGTCCATAAGTTCACGTACTGGTACTGTAACTGATCCTGTCGTATTAGAAGACCGGCCAACGGTTCTTGTGCGACGGGGGCTACCAGTCTAATTTTGTCCTTAGATGACAAACCTGGATGCGTACTCTCCCTCCTACCAGAGACATAACCAAAACAAAGGGGGGCAGGCACTAGCGTTGGGTGTTCAAACAATATGGTAATGATGCGCCAGCTTGGAGTAAGCTCTGCGCTAGCTGGTATGTTTGCCGCAACGCTAAGCACCATGAGCGCGTTACGATGTGCGTTAATAGTCTCGTACAATGCCTCTTTCAACTCAGGGCTGCGCACGTTTGGCATGGGGTATTGCTGCTCCATGTACTGTTCAAAAAGGAGTACAGAAGAAGCATACAGAGAGTCTCTGTGTGTCTTTAGGAGCGCATCCGCGCATAGGGAAGCAATGTGCAGCTTCTCTTTCTTGGTAAGGTAGTTGGCCATGTTAGTCCTCCTCGTCGTCCGGTTCATCCGATAGTTCTTTCAACATGTCAAAGTAATTGCTGCTAAGGCGCACGCTATCCACCACAAATTGGCTTTGCGTATAGTTCTGGCTAACCAGAACGGTAAAGGAGTCCTGGTCCCCACGGGCAAGCTGTACCGTCACCCTAGCAAGCCCAAGCATCTTTTCCATCTTTGTCTGGTTGTAAATAACCACAATGTCCGCGGTAGCCATCTTGCTAAAGTCTTCCGCGATATTGCTCTCAGTCATTTCCTTGCGGCCGACGCCCTGCCGGTTGCCCTGACTAAAGGTAACCACGGCGGCATTACGCTCTTGCCCCAAGCCGCGTAGGTCGACGTACAACTTGCCAAGCGCGTCTCGCTTGTTATCGGAAGGCACTTCCATAATGTCAGCGTAGTCAAGGATAATTAGGTCGGGGATAAAGCCTTCCCTCTGTTCCAGGTTATCCAAGTAAGCGTTAAGCCCCTTAATGGTCAACTTGCCACTAGGGAAGCCTTTAACAATAATGTTCTTAATGCGGTAGCCAACTTGGTCTATCTTCTTAAGCAGCTTGGACTTAATGTTGTCATCTTCAAACGTGTGCTGCGGGGTGCGGTCCACCGGCAACATGTCGACCAGCTTGCCTTTCTTAACTTCTAGTCTCGTAATGGAGATGTCTTCTTTGCGCTTGGCAACAGCAAACAAGTTCTGCACATAACGCTGTGCAATAGCTTCCGCACTCATTTCTAAACTAATGTGCAAGACCTTCTTGCGATTAAGCAAAGACTGCCTTCCAAGGTTTACCGCAAACTGTGTCTTCCCCCTCTTGGGCAGAGCCACAAAGACGAATAGGGTTTGTCTAGCGGGGCACACTTGGTACTTGTCAAATTCAGGTATGCCTGTTGGGAATTCTAGTTCTTCGTCCAGCTTGTCCAAGAAAGACAAACTACGTGTGGTATCTATAAGGCGAATACCCGGTTCAAACAGATCCAGCTTTGTTTTCTGAGCCTTGGCTAGAATCTCATCCACGTCATCAATGGCGTCGCTTCCCATGCTGGCTAGCAGTTCCGCGGATTCAAGCACGGCCTGCATGGTTACTTGCGTCCTAATAAAGTTCTGCAAGCTGGACATCACGTACTCTTCGTTGATGTCCTTATGGGACTGCTCAACATTGAGAATGGTGTCACGGTACTGCTCTGCAATGTCTTCGTCGCTATGGTTAAGCTCGTTCTCAAACAAGTCCGCCAAATGGACAAAGCCGGGGGGCTTCCCGTAGGTGTCATAGTAATCACACAGAGTTTCCATCATGTCGGCGTAGTGCCCAATGAAAAGTTCAGGCTTAATGGTATTGCGTATGATGCCCGCTTGCTTTTCACTAGTTGCCAGCAACGCTAGGAGGTTTTCCTGCGATGCCTTCCCAAGACGTTTTGCCATTATGGGATGGCCGTGAACAAGTGCTGCTGAATGGTAAGTCGGGCACCATACTCCATACAAAGCTCTGCGGTGCGTGCGTAGTTGCGCGCCGTGGCCTCACGGTCAATGTGTTCCCCCGACCAGCCGCTAACCACCTCGCTAGTGGGCGCGCTATGGTACACGGCAATGGGAGACAGCCACACACGCTCCATGGGGTTTATTTTGTATGCCAAGTCTTTCCCCCAAGCCGGGATATCGTAGTACGGGCTTTCCGGGTCTGCACTAATAAGGAACTTAAACACGTCTCCGAAGGTTTTCATCCTATCTGCAATTTTGGGAACCGGTTTCTTTGCAGAATCGTACTTCTTCAACTTCTCAGCAGCTTTAGGCGAAACCACAATAGTCACTCTGCTCCCGGACATGCGCACCAACCACTCCGGCATATAGGTGCCGTTGGTTTCCAGTTGGATCTCGTACCCTTCCGCCTTCAATGCCCTAAATAGATTTTCCATGGGAATGTCGGGTTGCAGGAGGGGCTCCCCTCCGGTAAGGATAACCAGCTTGCTTTTGGTACCGCTTTGCACAATCTCTAACAGATCAAGCGGCGCGTATAACAGCGATTTGTTTATGGAGAAGTCTGTGTCACAAAAAGTGCAGCCGGGGCCAGCCTTTGTGCCCTTGCCCCCAAAGTTGCAACCACCAAAGCGAATGAAGAAAGCGGGCCTGCCCGCAAAAGGTCCTTCTCCCTGTAAGGTATCAAAGTGCGTGCGAACCAGAAGTTTACCTTCCTCAAAGAACTTCTTTTGAAAAGCCCCCTTACCATAACTGGTGTCCACGTTTACCGGATTGTATTTCGTCATGTTAATTAACCTCTGTGTCTTACGAGAAACTTAAGCATACCATTTTTAGCATAGCCGGGGAAGGCGTGGTCCATAATAACCCCCACCCGCTCTAATGATTCAAACAAGGTCTTGTACGAGATAAACTGCCCCTGCACTTGGAGGTACTCGTTTGCAGAAATAACCATCAATTTGTAGATGTGACGGCGTTCGTTGCGTGTTGCCTTTGGCATATAAGAATCCAAGTACGCCCGCATACCAGAAAAAACATCCGATACCTTGTTGCCCCAACGAGACTTCATAACCTCTATAGGAGGGCACCGCCCTAAGCCAAGGTCGTTGAGACAAGCGCTTTGGAAGCCTTCCCAAACCTCGTGTATCCCTATGTCTTCCGCAATTTCTTTTTGGGCAAGGGGCGGCGCACCCGCAAGATCCAGCAAGGCTTGCGCAGTGCTGGCAACTTCGTTTAGTTCTGGCGCGGTTAGCTTGGGTAGAAGTGCTAGTATCTGGTCTTTGGTGGTGTTCACTTGTTGGCTAGTGCTTTCAACTGGTCGTGTATGTCTATAATATCTTGTGCAGCCAGTTTGGATGCTGGGTTGGACGTGCCAGACCAAATTGCCATTGACCGCATATTTTCGGGCAACGTGTCTCGCATGTGTGCCACAACCGGCCCAAGTCGGGCAAGGCACTGTTGCACGGCTGGGTCGACAGTGTTTGCCTTTTTGGTGGCCTGCTTAGTGTGTGAAGCCGGGTCGCTTAAGCGCGGCCGGCGCTTGGGTGCAAAGTCCTTGTCAAAGTCTATTTTTGGGACCTTGGCCATAGCTACTTCTTTCCACCAGTAATCACATCCAGCCTTTTGCGTGGCAAGGGGCGCTTACCAACGGACTCGATGTTTGTTGCTACTGCGACGGGAAACACCTCTTCCATAACCGTGATGCACGCGGTATCATTCAGTGCGGCAAACAAAGGTGCCACCTTCTTCAGCACACGTAATGTTTGGGGTTTGTTGAGCACGATGCTCTTAACGACACGGTACTCGTAGGCACCAAAGTCGTCAGGCGTACCAATCATATATTCGAAGAAAGATGGAAAGCACCCCATGTCAATAGGAGTCTTATCCATCACGCGAACCAGCGGGGTATCTTTCCGGTTGGTATGTGAGGGCTTGGTAAGCCCGGGACTCCACGTATAGGTAAGAACCCGGAGCTGAGCGGATTGCTCCGTTGGAAACGTCCTTCTCAACTCGTTAACTAAACCATGCTCGCACTGCACCATGTTCCAACTGTTGGGGCTATCGTGTATGTCCTTTTCCACCTTAGCTAGAAAAGACTTTAAACCCTCATTCATAAGAGCTCCCTTTGTTATAGGCTTTCAAGGCGAAAAGGCCCTTAGCGAAGTCGGGGCCTGGACTTCTTGGTAATCACCTTTTTGGTGTCTTTTGGTTTCTTGTCTTTCTTTTTGGGATTAGCTAGCAGAAAGTCTGGTATGTCAAACACAGGGTCTGCCGGGTCATAGGGGCCACAATGTAGCCAGTACTTGTGTGATGAGTTGTTTTGCACTTTACCCCCAACTGTTAAAGACATGCGAGCGCTACTGTAGCCCAACCCCATTGAAAGGGGTAGGCAGTCCCTCGCAAAAACATTTCTTGTATGTCAGCGTTTAAAGGTACGGCGTTAAGTCCGTAGTGTCGTCTCTCTCCAACTTGAATCCGTACTCCCCAAAATAACGAAGCATCCTGTTGGCCGCACTACGGGCACCATCTTTGCGTCGGTACATGGTGCTGACGAGCATGGGATTCTGTACTTTCAGAACGGCAACCCGCACTACACTGTTGCTCCGAACGAACATCGCTTCGGACTTGTGGAACATAACAAAGAAAAACTTGTCTTTCTGCTTACTAAGTAGCAGGTCCCATGTGTACTCCCCCTGAAAGCATTCACTGGTTACATTAGTGAAAGCTGTTTCTACTTGTTGGTGCGTAACCCCTGGAAAGAAGAAAAAACCGAGCGGCTTTCCGTTGGTACCAACCAGCTTGGCGTTCCCCCTGTTATGCGCGCCTAGTTCTTCCATTGGCTTCCAAATAACACGGTTGCGATGCAAGGTGAATTCTTTGTTACATTCCTGTACCATTTGTACGCGCTCCACTTTGTTTGAAGAAATTAAGAAGTGCCTTTTGTTTCCATCAGTAGGGACGTATATTGACTGTTTCCGTTCTCCACGTTCAAAGCTACTATCTCCATGGCCATCGCAGGGGTCATGTATCTTTGGTCCTGCAAAGCTACCAGCTTACCAACAATGTTGGAAGCTATAGCTAACATTTCTTCTGCGGTTACATCTGCTTGGCGTTTGTGTAGCAAACCCAACAAATCCTGGAAAGCTACTTCTTGCGCGGGTTTGGCCAATTTGGACCGTACTCTTGGTTTGTTACTCACGGAGCACTCCTCCTACGTTCTCGTCTGAGTTGTTGTTGTAGTACAGGCTGGGACGTCTATCGTCCGAGAAGATATCATAGTTGCTTTCGCATGTGCGATTGCTCTGGTATTGGTTGCATTCGGGGTCGAGGTACTCGTTAATACCTACACCAAGCACAACACCAATGACAATAACGATTATGGAGAGAATCATGTTCTTTCTTCCGCTAGTTGTGGTGGATCACGGATGGCCTATGCGCGTCTTATTCACTGTCCGAATTAACTCTGGTACGGAGCAGGAACTGACAGCGTCCGCACTAAGCTGCTTAAGCCACGGCATAGCGCTCAAATTGTCTTGGACGTTAAGCATCTCAGAAAGACGTGTAAACCTGCCATGTAGGAAAGCGGCGCTTAACGCCCGGTGGTACTCTTCCGGGGTTTCACCTGTGCCTACGGCGGGAGGGTCGCTTGGCTTGCAGCGCATGGCCAAAGTAGATAAAGAAGTAACCAACATGGGAGAAGCGCCCACCGACCAGTTAACTATGTAGACGTGCTTTAAAGAAGAAAGCGCTATGGCACCGTGATACTGGCACAAACCAGAATTGCCCAAAGTTAGTTGGGCGGGCTCCCAACCACGATTATGTTTTGTTTGGTCTTTGTAGAATTGTAGGCGATGGCCCCCCAAAGTAAAATTACGGCTGTCCGAGTCTTCTACACCATCAAAACCCCGTGTAGCTTTTTCCATGGAAGTTGGATCAAAAGAGAAAAAAGAACCCCGCAACGTTTTGGCACTAATGGCTACAAGACAAGAGGATGTGCCCGCCCTCATAAACTTCTTTGCATAGTACAGAGGGTACTTGCTTATAAGAAGCAAAGGACTGTTTTGTTCTCCCACGCCTTCTACTCGTTCTGGCAACCGATGGCCAATTAACAATTTGTTATCCAAAATATTCATAAGGTGTTTATAAGAGCAGGCCGCGTACAACACCTTGGGAAAATCGTCTGGCAGTTTGTTGTGATGTTTAGTGTCCATGGTTGCCCCCCTGCAATGCCCTTAGCATTCGTTGTTGATCTTCTTCCAGCATAACCTGCTTATCTTCAAGCAGACGTGGTCTTCTATTGGAAGCGCACCAAGCACAGTGTTCCTCATTGTAACTGTCCCACGCATGTTTGCAGGTAATGCAAAGCCAATGTTTCATCGCCCAACGGCCACTTTCAGTTTTAGATAAGCGTCCTTGTCTTCGTGGGTAACACAGCTCTTTATTTCGGGGTAGATATGGGTACCACATTCTGGGCAATGATTAGGCAATCTAGGATTAACCCAACAAAGTTGTGTGTTGCAGCATGGAGTCTGCAACAAACGGAATTTTACCCGCTCTGTTGTAGTTGCCATGATAACCACTATGCCCCTCTTATTGTTAGTCTAAACAGTAACTTAACATACCCCTAACGTGGTATGTTCTAAATGGCTATTACCAGCCATTATTTATCTTATAATATGAGAGTAGATATAGCTATGCCCTTTCTGGCCTACATGGCGGGCTTACGCTTCTCTTCGCTAGCGCAGCTTATCACGTAGTGGCAAGTGGAATAGATGCTGGCACTTCTACGAGAAGTAGGCATCTAACAGGATAAAACCTGTAATAGAGCTTCTTTTTCCACTCTTAAGCCAACCCAAGCACTTCTTGGGGCACCATACTCGGTTCCTCCACCCGTAGGTGGCAGCGGGCTATCTGTTTCACCCGGCTGTCTGGCATCAATAAGGCCACATCGTTTTACATCCGTGACCAGTGTTGCTCTTGCTAGAAACTCTATAGGCCAGAAACAAGAGCAACACCATGTAGATGTTTAGGCTAAGTAGGCACCACGTTGTCAGGGGCACGACAGAGCGTGGATTTGTTTTAGCTACTGGTTTTAGGAGGATGACCGGGCAGGATAATGAAAGTGTGGAGAATTGCTGGCTTGTCTTAGCTACCGCGGGCGGGGCTACTGGTCTCTCTTGGAGGAGCACGATGCGCCGTGAAGTCGCATAGTTAAGACCAGTACCACTAACGCGCCTCGGTGCGTTTGGGCCAACAACATCTACCTTGGGTGCCGGTGTCATCGGGGGAGTAGTGATGAATCCGGCGGGAGGTTGTGCATCACACAAACCAAAGTAGAAACACTCATGGGCATAAGTGCCCCACACTTTCATTATCCTGCACGATCTGCTCCCAAGCGGGAACCAAGTGTAACCGTGGGCAGTACTTCCTTGTCTGCTTGCGCAGGGCGGCCACTAGCCATAACCGCCATGGGGCAAAGGTAAGCCCGCAACAGGGCCGGTGCAATCCTTCGCCCGCAATTATTTGTCATAGGGTTGTTATACCCCCCGCAAAGGTGTGTTTGCTTGCATTTTAAGGCCCGTAGGGGTCGTGTCGGCGACCGGGGCAGTACCAGCGGCCCGGTTTTGTCGCCGACCGCACTGGCGGGCGTTTTTTGTGCAAGGACACATTAAGCACATCCTAGCTTGGTTAACAGGTTACTTCTTGCGGGAGCATTTGTGTGCAACAAAAACTTCTTCAAACGATTGGTAAGCTTCTTTCTTTGGGTCCAATGCGTCCAGGTCTAACGCACCCAGCCGGGAACCTACTTGCATAATGTCATTTAATTTATTCTCGTTACGAAGGACGGTCATGACACCAGCACATTGCTGCGGACGATCACCGGCACTGTGTGTTTCTTCCCCGTCTTCGCCGCTACCGTAATACACAGTCTTGTGGCATTGGAAAGCGGTGGCAGTAAAGATTTCCTCCAGGCGCTCTTGCGCAAACCAAAAGACTTCTCCCTTGCCCTTTCTAAACGGGCAATTTGTGCATGGCCTCTTTAAATCAAACATCCTGTGAACCTTCTCGTTTTACAAACCGTCGTGGGGGTTGTCGCTCAGGCTAAAGGCTTTATCTACAACACCCATAAGACCACCTAACAGGGCAATAGCGGGTGCGACTAGCAAATACAGCGACTCATCAGCCAGCGCCGCCGCTAAGATCGCGGGAATCCATACAATAAAAGACATAGTTAGCGCAAAGACGGCCCCAATTGTAAACGCTTCTACGTAGGTTACATGGGGCGTATGGTCTTCCATTACTAATGGCCTTTTCGGTTTCTGGTTAATTCTCAGCAAGAACCCACTGCCAGTGTTTCTTCCAGCGACATCGCCTGACCATCTTGCAGAAATGGTAATCAATTAAAATTGAATCCAGTTCGTATATTTCGTTGAAAAGTGACTCAGAGAAGCCATTCTTCTCCTGACGCTCGATGGCTTCATCACGCCACGAGCGAATTGTGTCTTCGATCTTGTCTCGAAACAACCAACCAAACATCTCTTTCTTTCCCATAGTTTTAACAAGGGTATGGTGCGCTTTTGTGGTAGTTAAACAAAAGGAGGAAAGCGCAGGTGTACCTTGTCGTCTGTTTCTTCGTCGGGCAGGATGTCGACCAAACGCCCGCGCCGCTTGTAGGGTACATATATGGTGCCCCCCGAGACTTGGGTAGCTTCTTCGGCGCACAGAAGCGCTTGCTCTGTGCCGCTGACATAGTAGTCCCTTCGAAAGATACCACTTCGCGTAACACGCCACGAGATCTCCAACTCGTGTACATACTTTATTTCTTTCAGTATGTTTCTGATGGTGTGCCTAAGCAAAAACCCGCCACGGAGAACAACATCTCCGTAGGCGGGCTCTAGTGGGGGTTGGCGATTCCTCTTGCGTGTATATTCTGCAAAGAGGGGTTCCTGTTTTATGCGAGACACGTCGGTTTCTCCTAATGTTTGTTATCTCTGCCGGAATTAAAAGATACTATCTTTCCACAGGTTGTGCAGATATCATGCACGTAAGTTACCTCGCGCATGGAGTCCAGTACCTTTTTAATTTGAAGGTCCGTGGGGTTATCCATATGTACGCGTTGTACGCCGCACACGGCACCGCGGTCGTACCGTGCTTCAAAATGACAGCCCCCAAAAAAGCGGCCCAGCCGTGGGCACGTCGGTTCTACTTTAGTTATTCAACCCCCAAAGGGAAGCGCCATGTCTGGTGACTGTTGTGTTGCTTAGGGAAGGCGGATACGACGCCGGGGCTTTTCCTCTTCCAGGTCTTCCGCAATCTTCTCTTCTTCCGTAATGGGGGACTCCTTCGCAGCAAGGGCCTCCTTGCGGTTGGCCGGGTCGTTAATGTCGTAGTCGTGTACGTGGTAGGACTCATCCACATGCACTCCCACAATCTTCTTAGAATCGAGGACGTACCAGTCCCGTGCCAGTGCATCGACCGGACAGATAGACTGGAAGTCCACATGGCTTTCCAGCACAATGTGGTTGCCAAGGGGTTTCAACTTGTGGCCGGGGTTGGAGATTACGGGAAGGACTTTCCGCAGTACGTACATATCTTTGTTCCTTTGTGTTAGTCCAGTTCGTTGCCAGCAACAAAAGCTACCACCAACAGCACCCCTAAGCCAAGCAAGAGCAACACCCGCTCAGAAGTGCCCCAAATGGCCATGTTGGAAAGCAAGTCCAATTGCCAGTACGCGAACATGAAGACCCCGTAAAAGAACATGACCAGAAGACCCCAATAACATAGGCCCACCACCACGTCCCCTATAGTTCTAGGAATAATGCGAATCTTCATGGTTTATTCTCCTTCCCAAGCATTCATTAAAAACAAACGTGTTTCGGATAATTCAATGAAGTTGTTTGCGACCCGCCGAAGGTCGTCGCTTGCCATGGGAGGGTTGGTCGCCACGGTACTTACAACGGTGACCCGCACGCCTCGCCGTTGTGCAGCTTGTACCACTGGCACGAAGTCCCCGTCGCCCGTCATAAGCACCACATGGTCGCAATGGGCGCAGCTTTCCAGCACGCCGACCGCCATGTCTACGTCCATGTTGCCTTTGATACGGTCAACCCCGTCATTGGTGTACCGCTTGGCTTCTCGGGTAACCAAGGTGTACCCATTGAAAGATAGCCAGTCCAGTAGTGGTACCAGCGCATTGTGCTCGTCGCCGGTATCCAACACGGCGGTGTAGTAGTAAGCAGACACCAGTCGGCAGTTGCCTTGGAAGTAGGTTAGCACCTTCTTCCAGTCCATGCTGCACCTAAGTGCCTTAGCCGAGGCAGACACATTAGCGCCGTCCACGAACAACATGGTGCGTTCATCTTTATAAAACATTGTGGTCATTCTTTTTTTCCTTTATAAAAGAAGTTGGTAAAGGTTTCTATTCTCGGAAGTCCGGGAAACACACGGATTCATACTCACCAGCCTTCTCGTCCATGCTTTCCCTAACGTGTTCGAGAATAACCTCGCACTCCTGCTGTGTTTTGAAAGGTAGTAATACCTCCCTTGGCATAGAGGGATCCGAAAACAAAAGGATTAGTATCCAAGGAACGTAGTCCATTTTCTTCTCCAGTTACTTTGTAGTGGTACCCGCAGGGGGACTCGAACCCCCACGACATGTGTCAATGGATTTTAAGTCCACTGCGTCTACCAATTCCGCCATGCGGGCAAACAGCACTACTTGGTCCTAAACGAGGAAAAGATTCTGTTTATGTTGGCAAGAACATTGCCTAGTCCCAACAAGGCTTCGTAGACGGTAGTAGCTTCTTCTTTGGTCCTGTACGCCAAGTGCAGGTACTGCGCACCAAAGGAACCTTCTCCCTTTGCTTCTTTGAATTCGTTTGAGTAAACAGAACCAACTCCGTGCCACACCTTATCCTTGTTGCGGGGGGACATTGCTAACCAGCAATCATCCCTGTTATTGTACCTATAGCATGTGGGTTCTGCGATTCCCTCAGACGTGTTAACCCGAATAATCCAGTAGTCTTCCGATGTTTTGGGAACTGTAACCCGGGAGCTTCCACGCATCTTAGCCATAGTTACATCTCATTCTTTTAGTTTGTGGTTGTTGCTATCAAAGGCTGGAAACGTTTTCCTTGCACCAGAATCGGTGTGCCCAAACGTCTCGCACGTAGAAACCACTCCAAGAAACCACAGTGCGCCTAACACACACATGAAGCAGATCATCTTACTCTTTGATGAGGTGGCCTTGCGTGCCTGTTAAGCGATGGGTTACCGCTGGACCAAGCGCGCTCTTGTCTAGTGGTTCGAACCCGGTATTAAAACTCATTGTCATAGCAACCCTCTGCACAGTAAAAAAGAACAATGTAAACAACGTACTGTAATTGCCCCAACGTGTAATGGTTCTTTTGTGAAAAAGAGGGGGGCCGGTGACCCCGCTAGGTATAGGCAACCGGCCCCATATTGTGTCGACAGGGGGCCTTACTTGCTGGCGCACCCGGCAAGGTACTTGTCGACGGGCTTGACCAACGCCTGTGCCCTCTCAACGATACGCTCGGCAATGCGGTCACAGCGTGAATCCCGGATGTTGGTGCCACACAACTCCCGCAGAGCTTCCTTGTCGATGGACTCTGCATCGATACCGTTCATCAGCTTGCTCAGATAGGCCGAAGCAATCTGCTTGTCGGACACGGGGGTGAAGGCTGGGGTCTTCTTCTTCTTGGGAACGCCGTCGACGGAAGGTTTCTTAGCCATGGTTTCTTGTACTCCAGTGAGTGCAGAAATAAGGCGGTGCAGAAGTAAGGGGGCGTACTGCTTTGCCATGAGCGCCAAAGCTAGCAGCAGCTTGCTCTTTACTTCTGCACCTAACTATGCAGAAGCGATCGGGAGGGGACCCCTCCTGCACAGTATTACTTTCCGAGGAATCTCGGGGAATGAGATAGAAGTACCGTATTAACCAATAGTCCGAGGAGGACACAAATACCAGTGCCATTTGGGTTGCCTTGCATATTTCTTTCAACTGAAGAACATTGAGGAATTCTTTACTTTTGTAGTCTTTGGCCTCTTTATATGTGGGAAGATTTCTAATGTAGTGCAACCTCGCGCTCCCCGTTAAGCGTGGTCCTACCCAAAACCTTCTTGGACCACGAAGATTCTCTAAGAGCACGTTGGTTTGTCTAGACCGTGTTGCCAGCACATCGGTTAGGAAAGCATCGCACGCGGTACGCACTGTGTTAGTGCTTAGATACACACCGCTACTTTTTAGAAGAGCTTTTACCATGGGCCTTCTTTCCTTTCTTCTTACTGGGATTTAGTTCGTATTGTTTTTACAGGTGCTCTACATTTTTCCACTGTACCAATTCTGGTAAGGCAAAACTGGCACTGGGAAACAAAACGTACAGTTCTTTTATAAGAGCATTTAGGCGGGTATCCGTCCACTTGCGTCGGTATGTGTTCTCCGCGCTACTTCTTACTTTGTGTAATAAGGCCATGACGGCTAACCGCTACACCGACCAATGCCACAAAGCCTATTGCCCGCATGTTTACTAAGAAACATTCTATTGCAACGAAGGCACCGGCGGTGCTTGGTCTCGGAATCCTTTTCGTTGTTGCCTACCTTGGTCGGTATGTCGTAACCCAACTTGCGTAGACGCGCCGCTCTGGTGTAGACAGAATCAACGGTTATATCGAGTTCAATAGCTATGTTGACCGCGGACGTGCTTGTTCGCCACAGAGCCATAAACTTCTGGTTTTCTTCTTTTGTGTATTTACCAACGCCAACCATAGTAAACCTCTTGTAGAAGAAAGTGGTGGTCCCGGTAAGACTCGAACCTACAACCGAACTGTTATGAGCAGTTAGCTACTAACCAATTGAGCTACGGGACCGTTCTTTCTCAAATCATTGTCCGCTGACATAGGTGTACAGGGTGGCCCGAACAGCGCAGTCCTTGGCTTCCAGCATCTTGCGCAGCATAACAGTGCGCTCAGGGTTGCGCGCAATGACGTGGCACATGGTTTCCGCCAATTCGTGGAACGGCTTGGAGATCTCCTGCAAGTGCGGCGGGAGGTGGTCATACTTGAAAAACTGTGCCAGTGGTTCCGTATTAAAGCTCATAGCGTATGCTCCCTGTAAGTGCCTAGTTGCCCATTATTATACGATAACGGCAAAAAGACCATGCCTTCTCGCTAAATGGTTTTCTGTTATGGTTTAACTTGACTGTGACCGGAGTGTGACATCCAGAGAGCGGAACCCCGAAAGGTTCCGCCTTGCTGGGTGTTAGGGTGTAGGGTTCTCCGTCTCGCTCCGCGCAATTCGGGCGGCGCACATGGCGATCGCCACATTGCACGCCGCTTGCGAGAAACGCAGGGCGTCCGCGGAATCGCTGGATTTCGCTGCCTTGTCCACCAAGACTTCAACTTCTTTGGTTTTGTCATTCATCGGGCGCCTCTTTCAGAACGGTCCGTACAGGGGCAAACATGTTGTCGCGACCGTCGATCGCAAGTTCAATATTCTCGACGCGACGCAGCGCGTTCATCACAGGTCGCGACACGCTTTCAATAGGTTCATAATCTGCTTCTCCTTCTCGGGCCATGCCCGGTGTGTGATCAGGCAATCCATCCGCGCGCTTTGGCGATGGCCTCGATCAGTGAGACCTTGGCGATACACTCAGAACGAAGGATGGGATCGTCGGCATGAGCGGCATCCCAATGCACCTTGGCTTCGTCGAGGGTGAACCAGCGACAGCCAGCGGCGATCATCGGCCCGGTGTCGTGCTGCACGGCAACGAATCGATAGCCGCGAGCGTCCTTCCCGGCGTCGATGATGGAATTACTGTGCAGGTTGGCACCATTCAGGTTGGCGCCGATCAGGTTGGCACCACTCAGGTCGGCACCACTCAGGTCGACGTAGAGCAGGTCGGCGCGCGAAAGGTTGGCATCGCTCAGGTGGGCACCATTCAGGTCGGCACAGATCAGGTTGGCACCACTCAGGTCGGCACAGATCAGGTTGGCACAGATCAGGTTGGCGGCGCGCAGGTAGGCATCGCTCAGGTAGGCGCCGATCAGGTCGGCACAGATCAGGTTGGCCCCACTCAGGTCGGCACAGATCAGGTTGGCGCGCGAAAGGTTGGCGCGCGAAAGGTTGGCACAGCGCATGTCGGCGGCGCGCAGGTAGGCATCGCTCAGGTAGGCAAAGCGCAGATCGGCGCCGCTTTCGACTGCAAGCATCACGCATCGGCGCAGGTCATCGGTATCGGCCTCGAACAGGACCGCCTCAGTGAGAATGTGTTTGATCTGGTACATGGTCGTCTCCTCTGGTTGTGCAGCCGTTCACCTAGCCCGCGCCCGCGGGCCTGCGAGAATCTCCACGAGGGCGGCGTCAGCGGAGACCCCGCGCACGTTCGAGCACTCCTCGTTCACGTCAGCTATTGTCAGTCCTTTTTGCCCACATCTGATGCAGACCCCGACAAACTTCTGCCCTTTGCCTTTGGGGCTGGTGCGAATTATTGAATGAGCCTCAGACATCACTCGTCTTCTTCCATTCGGTTGAGTTCACACGCTCGGGGCAGGCGGCACATCGCGTCCCAGTAAAGGAGGGCACCAAGCACTTCCCACCTTCCGCGGACTTGCACACCATGTTAAAAGATCTGCCCTCAGGGGCAAACTTTACGGATCCCTGCATAACGTCCCCGTAGTTATCAATCTTTTTGTCTTCGTTCATTTGATTATCTCCTGTGCAGTTTAAAAGAAAAACCCGAGGGGCCGGTTAAGACCCCTCGGGTACAGTTCTCCTAGTGGCGGACCATAAAGGCCTGCACAGTTTCCCTGTTTGGGGAACCAGTAACCTCGTTAACGGTGCCAAGCAAGATAGACAAGCGGTGCTCTCGTGTAGCCGCTTGCGCGTTGGTACCGTCAGGCAAGTCCCACAGGTGGCCACGTTGCGCTTGCAGTACATCCAGCTTGGTTTGTAACGCCAAGCCGTGGAAGTGGTTGGTGGCCACGTCTGCGATAGTTTGGGCTTTGAATTCGTTCCCAAGGCAATCGTAGTACGTGGTTACCTCATGTACTTCTCTTTTCTCCATATACCCCTCCAGTGAGTTACGTGATGCGTTAATGCACCTAAACAATGTTAGCAAGGGGAGACGGGGGGGCCACGTTCGTTGTGGCCCCCCCGTAAAATGTACCCCCGGACATCCATGCTGGACATCCATCAGCTCACTTTAGCCAGTACCGCGGATTCTTTTTGGTACCAGCTTCCGAGAACTCAAAGCCGTACTTGACTCCAAGATCCATAACACGAGTCCGCCAGCCAACCCGGTTGCCCGTAGCTTGGTCAAGGTCGTCCTTGGTAGCCCCCTCGGCCGCGCGACATAGGTCAAAGACCAGTCTCATTTTGGACCCAACCTTGGGGCCATCACCTTTTGGTTTGTCATCGAGGCTGGGTCGCTTTGGTTTGGCAACCACGGTCGCTTTGGCAGGCAGGACCTTTTCGGCTTGTAGTCGTGGCCGTTTCGCCCCTGCCTCAACAGGCCGTACCGGATTGGCAATGTGCCCGAACTTCTGCCAAGAGAAGTTCTTGTCCAGTACATGGTAGCACACCAAAAAAAAGGAACCTTCGCAGGTATGGTGTTTTCTTTCTTCACCAAAGTGTTGGTTCCCTGCAAAAACAGCTTCTTCTTTTGTTATGTAACGGGTTTCTTCCATTAGTTTCTCCTCTAGTTTTTTTATCGATCAGACCTTTTCAGATTCTATATATACAAAGGGATTCCCCGGTAGCTATATCGAATGGCTTAATGCTTCTTTCGCAGCTTGATTAAGATTTTCCAACAAGTCATGGGAATAGTTCAAACCAAACAACGAGGACGTCGAAAGCCACTTGCTCACTTCCAATAGTTTCTCGGAGAGGGTGTTCCCTTGCGGTTCTACCGACTCGCTTGGCGTACGTTTCCCGTGTAGGTATGAAATACCACTAAAAGAGCACAGGTGGTATGCGTGCCCTTCTATTGTGCAGCAGTCCTCTTCTTGCGTTTCAAGGAACCTATTCGATTGTTTTCTTTGGGAAAACGTACCGAACAACGGTTGCCCCGTTTCAAAGAAAAACAAATTATCAATTTCCTGCGGGGTTAAGTCTGTTTCCTTACCTGCCTTCCTACCGGCGTGATGTAGTAAAGGAATACGCGGGTATTCTCCGTGTTGCACAATCAATTCTTTTTGAATGGGCTTGGTAACAAACCCTCGGAAAGTTTCATCGTGTTCCACAGTAACGCGCACTTGACAGGCAAAAGCAAGAAGTCTTACCAAAACAGGCGGAGAGGCAGTGGCCCCGATTGTAGAGGGACTTGATACAGGCAAAGCTCTTTTTCTTACTTGGAAAGTTTTCTCTTCTTTTCTCATTAAGAATTTTTTTAGAAACTTCTTTTCTGTTAGGACTTCTCCGTCGCGCTGCAATAGTAGGTGGAACGCGTTTAGCTGATATTTTTTTGGCGACTCAGTAGGCGAGGTGTATTTTTCAACGTCGGAAAGATGCGGAACTAGGTTAAACATCATTCCTCTGTATAGAAAGCCTTTGTAGACAGCGCTCACACTTGGTTGGTAAGAGACCCCGCGCGTAAGTTGCTCAAACATGCTGTTACTCGTTCCTTGCGGAGGGCAACGGGGGTTTATTGGAAGGTGTGGTCATATGCGTATCGGGGAGCATGCCATACAGGTTTTGAAGGTCCTGCATCAAAGATGCACAGCTTTCTTTATCCAAGGGGATGGATAGAGACGCTGGTGCTGCTTTGCCATAGAAAAGACTTCTACTAAGGTACTGCTCGGTAATGGACAGCTTCCCTTGATTAAGAGAGTCTTTGGATACACTCCAAGTGTACTCGTAGGATGGCTTTTGGTTGTGTCGCGCAAACATGGTGGTGTAGGACGCGGGCTGCTTACTAGGCATTATCTCCTCCAATAGTAGTTTTTATTACTAAAAGAAGGGAGGGGCGCTAACCCCTCCCCCTAAGCGCGGGTCGCCTAAAAACCTTGCGACCGCAAGTCATCCATGTCAACCTTCATCACCTGCCCCCAAGGCACCTTGTCCTGGTCCGTAGTGCTGGCCCAAAGGACGGGGTACTTGGGTTCCGGCCCGAAGTCGTGGACATACAGGTCGGTAAGGAAGATGGCACAGTGGATGTCCAACCGCATTTCCGCGACGCTGTGAAAAATACTGGAGAACGCCGTTCCACCGCCACCAACCTTGTGGAGCGTGATGGGCAACTCGTCCGCATCAAAGGTATCGTGCCTCTGCAACTGTGTGTCTCCGTAGAAGACATGGCAGGTGCTAGGCCGCACCTCTTCCAGGATGTTGCTGATGATACCACCAAACACCTTGAGCTCTTCCGGCCCAATGCTGCCACTGGTATCAACGAACACAGCCATTTCACCCATCTTGCCCTCGGAGTCGAGGGTGGGCAAGTAGAAGCCGTGGTTCAACATGTACCTGTCGGGGGACATCCAATTGTAGTCATCCATTGCCTGCTCGGTAAAGAACCGGCGAAGGATATCCTTCCAGTCGATGCGCGGGTGGAGGAAGTCGTTAATGAGTTCTTCCACGCCCGCAGGTACATCGCCAGCCGACTTTGCCGCGTGGTAAGCGCCCGCAAGAGCGCCCTTCCACTTGTCCCGCAGTACTTCCCCCAACTGTTGTGGAGTAAGGCCCGCGTCGTCGTCCCTGTGGTTGTTGGTGGTATCACTTGGCTTGCCAACCGACCCCGCAGGAAGGATGTCCTTGTTGTCCCCGAGGGCTTTTCCATAGCCACCTTTGTTGGACGGCTTGCCCTTGCCTTTCCCGGGCTGTCCGGGTCCACCTTGGCCTTGTCCGTCCTCGTCGGCGGAACCTTCGTCGTCCCCTTCTGCACCGCTACCCTGTTCAGGTGGCGGGGGGTCAGGCAACATCTTGTAGACAGTGTCCGCGTTCATGCCCTCGTACTTGCTATCCAGCAAGCCACCTTGGGGCATGGTCATCGAACGCTGTTTCGACAAGATAAGGTTGATAACGTAGTCACAAGCGACGTTCCACTTGTCCGGCTCGCGTTCTCCAGTTCGGGCAATGTGGTCGAGTGCACAGTGGAAGGTCTGGTGCGCCACGAGGAAAACCTTTTCCTGCTTGGAAAGGCTGTCCCAAAAGTCGGGGTTAACAACGATGTACACCCCGTCCGTAGCCGCCGTGGGGATAATCCACTGGTGAATTCCCTCGGCAACCTTCAGCCGCAGATTCATGGCCAACTGCCCAAAGAAAGGATGGGCAAGCAGCATGAAGCTACGGCACTTTCGCAGGTCATCGAGCGTGGCCTGCTCTCGGGCTTTATTTACTTCGTGCATTTGTTTAATCTCCTCCAAGTTAGTGCAGTGTCACAAAGTGACTAAGAAAGGGTAGGGGCTTTCGCCCCTACCCCGCTGGAAACCCAGCTACTTACGACGCAGCCTGCTCACCACGGTCAATGTCCGCCTCGGAAACGTCCGAGGCGGGCACATAGCTGTCGACAGGGGCGGTTTCGTCCGCCACACTGCTACCCGAACCGCCCGTGGTCGACACAGGCGACTGGTTGCCCTTCTTACGGGGCTGCTTGACCAGCTTGACCACAGGCTTCTTCTTGGGAGCAGCACCCTTCTGCGCCGCCACCTTTTCCACAGCCGCCGCCTTCTTGTCGGCCTTGGCGACGTTGGCCTTCTTCTTCTCGTTCTCACGGGAAGGCATACCGGCCTTGGAACGCGCCGTCTTGGAAAGCTCTTTCAAGCCCTTCAAGGTAGCGCCGCGCACCACAGTATCGCCGCGGATGGACTCAATGTCAGGCTTCAGCACGTCCTTGAACTGCTTCAGCATGTCGTTGAGTTCCGTGTCGTTGAGAACGTTCAGGGTCTCCATCGACGCCAAGGTGGCCTTCACACGACCAACAAGGCGTTCCTGCAAAGAACGGTCGGGGTCCTCGACGCGCTCCAAGAGGAGCTCGGCGTTTTCCACGACACGTTCCCACAGGTCGGTGGCAACACTCTTCACCACCGTGCGCATGGCTTCTTCTCCCTGTGCGATCAACGCATCGCGCGATTCCGCCGACACCTTGCACCGGAAGTCGGTAGCAGGGTTGGGGACGGGAAGAAAGCGCACGTCAACCGCAAAACGGGAACCCAGCCGCTCCGACGAGGGGTAGTCTTCCTCGCGGAACAGAAGTCCCAACTCTTCCCGGGCCTTCTCACGAACGCCCGTGTAGTCCGCCACGAACAGCTTTGCGGCCTTCATCGCTTTGACGCGCATACTGGCCATTTCCTTGTTGTAGTTATCCATGGCCTCCACGGGCAGAAGACGCAAGCCCGTGTCGAGCCACGGCAACGTGGCGTCGAGGTGGAAGGTGCGAATCTGGCTCACCATCTTGTAGAAAGTGGCATGGTGCTCGTTAGCAACCAGCCGCTTGATGAACCGGCCAGCCGAACGCTTGGCATGGCTGTCCGTGGTAACCTTGGACGCCGTCGCCTTGTCATTCTTCTCGCCCTTCCAGCCGCCGATGAAAAGCTTCACAACGACGGCATTTTCCTCAATGAGGGAAGTGGTATTCATAACGTACTCCTCCAATAGTTCGCAGTGGTCACATTATTATGACCTAAGTAGCGGGAGGCCCGAAGGCCCCCCGCCAATGGCAGTTACGACGCCCAATCCAGGCGCACGTTGTTTTCATTCACCCAATCCAAGAACGCACGAGTGGCGACGAGCTTGTTGTTCCGCCTGCCAATCATCCGCATGGCCATGGTACCAAAGTCCACGCCAATCTCGTCCCGGTCGATCAGCTTAACGAAATTGCTGATCGTGTTCTTGTCCACGACGCGAGAAACCGCCGTAACCAGAGCATAGGTGTAGGACACATTGTCGGCGTCCAGCTGCACCTTCATGGGGTCTGCCAGCACCTTCCTGGGATCAGGCAGCTTAGCCACCATATCCAAGAAGTGGCAGAACTCCACGGCAAAGCCGTCACCAGCCGCGCCACGAATCATCTCATTGCGGATGTGGGTAGGAAGATCCATCCGCGCGATACGCGCCGCAGCTTCCACGGTGCGGGGCACCGGGGAGTTGACTTCCACATCGGCCGTGGGCTGGAAGTCAAACAACAGGGCGGGGCGAAACTTGATGAACGCCGCCATGTCGTCGTAGCCCGCGTCGATCGCCCAATCGCACCACTCCTGCACGCTAACCTCAAGCGTGAAGATGGTGGTGAAACGGGACTTAACAGGCTCAAGCAGCCCGCCAACGCCCGCCTTGTCCTTGCGGCCATTGGTAGCGGCCATGAACGTAACGCAGTCAGGGACCACATACTCGTCCAAGCGCCGCTCCAACAGAAGCTGCATACATGCAGCCTGCGTGGACGGAGCCGCCTGCCCGAGATCATCCAGGAAGAACACGGTCGGCTCAGTAGCGGCCAACATGTCCCTCAAGGCCCCAATGGGCAGGAACTCTGCGCGGTATTCGTCGCCGTCCTTAATCGTGGACGGCATACCGCGGAAGTCGATCGGCTGCGACACAACGGGGTGGGTGATGATCAGGTCGTAGTCTGCAGCATCTGCCGCCATTTTGATCAACGAAGTCTTTCCCACTCCCGGGGGGCCAACCAGCAAGGCAGGCTCCCGGTTTGCAATGAGTGCCGTCAGCGCAATAACAGTGCTTTTCGGATGCATTTTTAAGTACTCCTCCAGTTTGCAGTTTTTGTCCAATATGGACTAAATAATACCAGCCAACAAAAGAGAGTAGCAGGGGGCCGGAGCCCCCTGCTATCTTCATGGTGCGTAAGAACCACCAATAAGTCCGTCGGAACCGGCTCTTGGGGTAGGATCCTCGTTTGGGAACGAACTTTGCGGCGGCTCCATGTCAAAGGCACAAGAGCCAAAGACAGGCAGCATCACAAAGGCGAAGAACCAAAAGAAAACCATTCCCCCAACGAACCGCGATCCGTACTTAAACATTGTTTTCATAGTACTACAACCGCGGTCTTTTCTTTGCCGCTTTCTTGGGGCTGTGCATTTCTGATTGTTTCTGGCGAACGTCTTTTGCGTTCTCACCAGAAGGGGCCGTTATCATAACGTTACGGGTGCCTTCCAAAAGGTACTTCCTTAAGGTAATTTTCTTCTCGGCATCGGCCCGCAGGTTTTTCTGGTCGACCCATCTCCACGGTTCCTGCATCCAAGTAGCACTAATTGCGCTACCCTTCAGCATCCGTGCTCTTGTCGCCGTCGGTGGTTTCTTCATTCGCCTAGTGATCTCGACTTTCATGGCTTCCGCCTGCGACGTCAACGCTTTAACCCGCGCTTTCATTGCATGGAAGCCATCAACGAGGTCCCCATCCGAAAGATTAGCCAAATCCACGGCTTTCTTTTTCGTTGGCATTGGTACTCCTCCAGTTAGTGCAGTGTCACAAAGTGACTAAGTAATGTTCTGTTCTAGCATAGAAAACAACCAAGTACGAAAGTGCTCATAACCACCGGGGGAGAGTACGTTCCAGTAGGTAGGCAGTTCATCCCCGGCGTCCATGGTAAGAATGTAAAACCTATCATTAAAGAACTCTTTCTTACCAAGGTACAGGTTAAAGGACAACACCGCGTCCTTATCCATGGTCTTAGGCGATACGGTAACGCTGCCCAAACAAACACAGGGAATTACCTTGTTTTCCAATATGTGTACGGTAGTTACATTCTTATTTGTGAACACCCCGTAAGTGCTAAGAAACTTTTTAAGGTAAGTAGTGCTGGACCAATGCTGTGTAAGTTCTTGCGTAGCAATTTCTACGTCCAAGCTGTACAAGAACAATTTACCGGCAAAGGTGACGTAAAAGTCCACGTCGGTAGTCTCAGCATCAAGTATAGCCATAACCAACCCCTAGCGTAAGGACCATTTAAAGCCGACAGGCTAGCCTCAGTTAACCATACAGTGACCAGCGCCACCATAGTCAACCAAGGGGCCACTCGTCGGCTTGTATGGTTGTTGTCCCCTCCGTAGCAGTGTACCAAAGAAAGGTAATAAAGGGAGGGGCACCATTGTACCCCTCCCAAATCATGCGCCAACCCCGCTTTGCAGGGCGAACGCAATTTCTTTATCAGCCACCATGGATAATGCCTTTATGGTGCCAAGTTCCACGCGGACGATTTGTTCGTCTTTTGTGGTAACATCTGCCTTGTAGCGAACGCCCGGAGTAAAGTGGTGTTTCTCCGGGTTAACACGCATACGAAAGGCATTTCCCAGCATCTGCCCGACGTTGTCCGGCTCTGCGTTAAGGCAAGGGCAGGGCCAGAAAACAGTTTCGCCCGTTCGGGCGCTGTAATGGACAACTACGAAGTGGGAAACCGTGGTACGTTCGATGAAAGCGGACATTGTGTGCCCTTTCTTGTTCTACTTAAGCACAAGACCCAAGTTAGCGGACTTGTGCGTGGTTTCCGAAATGACGCTCCACACATTGTTCGGGGCAATCATGCGCACCTGAATGGCAAGGTAGCCGTCACCGTCATTGCGCTCCGGGTCGCAGTGAAACACAATGATTGCGGTGTTGGTAGTCTGCGTCCAACAGAAAGCGCAGTGCTTGTTGAACGGAAGGTAGCCATACTGGCTGCTCTTCCATGCGGTGTAGGCCCGCTCAATGCTGCACATGATGTTGTCATTGTTGGAATGTAACAAGTTTTCCATTGTAGTATCTCCTCCAATAGTTGCAGTGACACAAGATAAAGTGTCTAAAGGGCGGGGCTGTTACACCCCACCCAAATTCTCATTCGGTAACGGTAGGCTCTAGCAAGCGATAGACGTAGCGAGCCGCATGTCTGTGGAACTTTTGCGTGTTTTGCAGGTTTTCAGTTGCCCATGCAAGCAAACATCCTCTGGCATCCTCAAAGTCGGCCACAGGCTCACCCCACATGTAAACATCAAACGTCTCCGCTTCCACTGTAACCCGGTACTTGAAGTTTGCTCCGGGAGTGGGAAGAAGTATGTGCAAGAACACATACCACGTATGTTCGTCTTCTTCCTCACCAAACAGTTCAACGAACAGGAGTTCGTCATCTGGCTTCTCAACAGCCATGGCGTTTTCGATGGGTGTTTCGGTTACCTTACCTTTCCCAAGGAACTGTTCGGCCAGTTGTAGCAGTTTCTTCTCCGCCTCGGACTTGTTCCAAACCGGGGAAGTAACTATCGTGTTGCTGTTGGTCAGCCATGTCTT